TTTGTCTCAGCATTAGCTTTAACTCAAATAGAGAAAGGCCACTGTGTTTTAGTTGTGGCTGATCGCGTAGAATTTCTAAACAAAATTAAGGATTACATTGGCTCAAGTTGCATACTTATTACAGGCGAAACCGACTACGAGGAACGAAAAGCTCTTATTGAGCAAGTCGAATCCGGAGAAAAGATGTGCGTTGCTGGTAGCAGACAAATCTTTTCAGAAGGCATCTCAATAAACCGATTAAGTTGTGTAATTCTTGCAGTACCAACTTCAAACCCAATTTCTCTAGAACAGGTTATTGGTCGTATTATGCGGATGCATCCCGAGAAGTTAGATCCTGTTGTACTAGATCTAAACTTCAGCAGTGGTGCTGAGCGTAGACAGAATGGAGCTAGGCTCGCATTCTATGCTAGTAAAGGGTGGGAAATTGAAATGCATTAATAAATTTAGAGTTGCGCATAGAGTGCTAAACTGCTATAATATTCTTTAGAAAGTCGAGATATGGGTTTATTCTTCAACTTAGGTAATCTAGAAAAGGAAGCAGCAAACGACCCAATCAAGTTTCTGGCTGTATTAGAGTATCACTATCGAGGGTCTATACCTTCCAGTGCAAAATCTAAATACAAGCCAAGTAAACTACCGCTGAGAGGTTATAGTTTTATATTAAATCCTGAACCTATTTTCAATATCCATAACATAGATATTAACTACTTGGTTCAGTATATAAAATTAGCAGGTATGCGAGATTGGGCTCTTTACAAAACACATAAATTAATAACGCTCGATATATCTTTCTTTCCAGACTTAAATCTGGCTAAGATAAAATCAAATCCAATACTTAATGTATTAAATAAACAAATACTTTTCAAATACGAGGAATTATACAATGGCACTAGCTTTCAATTCAACCAAGGGTAAGGCAGTTAAGAAGTCAGTTGAGTCATACACATATAAAGACGGCGACAATACGCTGCGTCTAGTCGGTGGTGTTCTACCCCGCTATGTGTACTGGGTCAAAGGCACTAATAACAAGGATATTCCACTAGAGTGTCTAGCCTTCGATCGTGAAAAGGAAAAGTTCACGAATACCGAAGTTGACCACGTCCCCAGCTTCTTCCCAGATAAGAAGTGCTCATGGGCTTATTCTATTAACTGTATCGACCCTAGCGATGGCAAAGTCAAGGCGCTTAATCTCAAGAAGAAGCTCTTTGAGCAGATTCTTTCTGCTGCTGAAGATCTGGGCGATCCTACTGATATGGATAGTGGCTGGGATGTAGTCTTCAAGCGTGTTAAGACCGGGCCTCTGCCCTTCAATGTCGAGTACACCCTTTCAGTTCTAAAGTGCAAGAAGCGCAAGCTAAGTGCCGACGAGCGTGCTGTAGCTGAAAAGGCGGAAGATATTGATAGCAAGTTTATCCGTCCTACCGCTGATGAAATCAAAGCAGCACTAGAGAAGATTACTTCAGGAGTCGATGAGGCTGCTGACGAGTCTGCAGATGGTGAAGCAGTTAAAGAACTAGGCTGATAAAAGCCCCCAGAAATAAACACTCTGGGGGCTTTTTGTTCTGGAGAGCAAATGAAAGTATTATTCACGGCAGATATTCATTACAAATTAGGACAGAAACATGTACCTGTAGAATGGGCTAAGAACCGCTACAAAATGTTTCAGGATCAATTAGTTGAGATATGTGCACAGGCAGACCTTTTAATTATTGGCGGAGATATTTGGGATAAGTATCCCTCCGCAGAAGAACTAGAACTATATTTTAGTTTAGTAAAAGCTATCCCAATTAAGACATTCATCTATAGCGGCAATCATGAATCTACTACTAAGCATGGTACATTCTTTACTAACTTCAAGGATGTAACTAACTGGATTAATCCTTTAGTAGAGGTTATTGACGATTACTTTAGTTATGAAAGTATTGATTTTATACCCTATAATAAACTAAAACACTTTGAGAAAGACGGGCATAAGTTTACTGGAACTATGCTATGTACTCATGTTAGAGGAGAGATTCCTCCACATGTTAAACCAGAAGTAGACCTATCTATCTTCGATAAATGGGAAGTCGTTTTAGCCGGTGATTTACACGCATATGAAAACTCGCAAAGAAATATTCTTTATCCTGGGTCTCCTCTTACTACTAGTTTCCACAGGCATACTGTGGATACAGGTGTTGTGTTGTTTGACTTTATCAGTATGTCTCATCAGCACATAACTCTAAAACTTCCACAGCTTATTAGGAAAACTATTAAAGCTGGAGAGCCAATGCAGCCTACGGAATATCATCATACAATCTACGAGATTGAAGGTGATATGTCAGAACTAGGTGCCCTAGCAGATAGTGATTTGATCGACAAGAAGATTATTAAACGAGACACAGATACTACATTAATTCTAGCACCAGATTTAACGCTAGAAGAAGAAGTCAACGAATATCTAAGATACGTACTACAGTTAAGTGATAGTGCGGTCGAGGATGCATTACAGGAACTAAATAATTATGCAAATGAGCTTATTAAAAACTAGTATAGTCTATAGTCAAGACAACTGTGCAGCATGTATTTCTGCAAAACGCCTTTTACATCTTAATGGGTATGAAGTCGAAGAGCGCAAGATTGGTGAGGGGAATAAGTGGACTAAGAAAGATCTAATAGATGCGGTTCCAGATGCTAAATCTGTACCTCAGATCTTTGTTGATGGCGAGTATATTGGGGGCTTTCCTCAGTTATCTGCGTATTTAGCAAAATGATTACAATTAAAAAGTTATGCTGGAGTAATTTATTCTCGTATGGCGAAGATAATGAAATAGACTTCAGCGCAGACGCTTTGACTCAGATTGTGGGTAAGAATGGGCATGGTAAGAGTAGCATCGCTTTAATTTTAGAAGAAGCATTATATAATAAGAACTCTAAGGGTATCAAGAAGGCAGATATTCTTAATCGTAATTCTAATGCTAAGAGCTATTCTATTGATCTAGAATTCAATAAAGACGGTACTAATTACCGTATTAAGACTAATCGCGGTAATACTCAAACTGTAAAGCTCTATAAAGAAGATGTAGATATTAGCGCGCATACTGCTACTAATACATATAAATTAATAGAAGAATTAATAGGCTACGATCATAAGACTTTCGCACAGATCGTATACCAGAGTAGCGCTGCTAGCCTTGAGTTTCTAACTGCTACAGATTCTAACCGTAAGAAGTTCCTAATAGATCTACTTAACTTATCCAAGTATGTAGATGCGGCAGAGATCTTCAAAGCGGCTACTAAGGAAGTTAATGAGCAAGTAACTATCTACAGTACTAAAGCTACTAGTGCAGAGACATGGATAGCTAAGTATACAAAGACTCCCTTAATAGAGAAATCTTTTGTAGAAGTACCTAATACTCCTACACAGTTAACAGAAGAAGTTACCACTACTAAAGAGAGTATTAAGAATATAGATACTCTGAATAAGAAAGTAATTCAGAACAATAAGTATAAAGAGCTTCGTGATAGTATAAGTTTAGAGCCCGCAGGACTTAAACCTGAATCTACTAAACTTCTAGATACAGAGTTAATAGAACATAATTCTGCTATTAAAAGCGCAGATGCTTTCATCCTAAAAATGAAGAAACTAGGGGCATCCTGCCCCACGTGTCTACAGGATATTGATGCTGACAAAGTTGCAACAATTATCTCAGATCAAGCATCTATCAAGCTAATTTCTCAGAAAAGTGTTAAGAGTGTATCTGATAAGATTGCTCTAATTGAAACAGCTTTGGCAGCTTGGGAAATCAAGAATACTAGTAAAGAACTATATGAAGAATATCATGGTCTTTATAATCCTGAGTTAACTGAAGAATTACTTAATAAAGATAATCTAGATGCTATTATCAAAGAACATGAAGCTACCATAACTAAAGTAAATAAAGCAATTAGAGATGCTACAGAGTATAACAATACTGCTCTAGCTCATAATGCTAAAGTTGAGTTAGTTAGAACGCAAATGCAGGAGATGCACGATGAGCTAGAGACTCATCGTGCCGAACTAGCTGCAGTATCTTCTAGACTTAGTACCCTCCAGGTATTAGTTAAGACATTTAGTTCCACGGGCTTAGTAGCATATAAGATCGAGTGTCTCATTAAAGATCTAGAAGAAACTACTAATAAGTATCTAGCAGAGCTTTCGTCTGGTAGATTTCAGATCAGTTTCAAGATCGCTGCATCTGATAAACTTAATGTAATTATCACAGATAATGGCAAAGATATTGATATTATTGCACTTAGTGGTGGAGAGCGCGCGCGCGTAAATGCAGCAGCATTGCTGGGGATTCGCAAACTTATGCAGTCTCTTAGTAATAGTAGAATCAATCTGCTTATCCTAGACGAGACTATTGAGAATCTAGATACAGAAGGTAAAGAGAAGCTAGTAGAAGTATTGCTAGCAGAAGAACACTTAAATACATTTGTAATAAGTCATGGTTTTAGCCATCCCCTATTAGAGAAGATTCAGGTAATTAAAACTAAAAACATATCAAGGATTGAATAATGGATGAGGCTACAAAAGCTATTAACCGTAGAGGTACTGAGCTAAACAATAAGTTATTTAAAGGTTCCGGTATAGATATAGGTGCCGGACCGGACTGTATTAGTAAACATGGTTTCGATGCGTATAACTGGGATTTAAAAGATGGTGATGCGCAGTACTTGGCCTCTGTACCTGATAATAAGTTTAATTTCGTACATAGTTCTCATTGTCTAGAACATATGGTTGATCCTAAAGTAGCTATAAAACACTGGGTTCGCGTATGCTCTCCAGGAGGGTATATTGTAGTTACTATTCCTGAAGAAGATTTATACGAACATAGAATCTGGCCTTCTGTATTTAATACAGATCATAAATGGTCATTTAAAATCTATAGTGGTAATGCTAGATTACCTAAATCTATTAACGTATCAGACCTATTAAAATTAGTATGGAAAGATACAGAAATTATTAGTCTAGCACGTATAGAGGATAATTTTAATTTTGATGCACCCAAACATATAGATCAAACAGGCCCTACTTATGGCCCGGAGTGCGCTATAGAGTTTATCCTTAGAAAGAATTAACATGGTAGATAGTAGGGATAAAGGAGCTAGAGCAGAGTCAGTTATTAGAGATGTGCTAAGAAAAGCTACAGGATTGAATTGGGAACGTACTCCAGGTTCGGGTGCTCTTAATGAGAAACACGGATTGAAAGGAGATTTATATGTTCCCAACGAGAAGAATCTCTATTGTGTAGAAGTTAAGCACTATAAGGACGATCATATCAATAGTGGTCTATTAACTAATAAGAATCCTCAGCTTATCGAATGGTGGAAGCAGGCCATACGACAGGGAATTCAGGTTAATAAAGCGCCAATTTTGATCTTCAAACACGATCGTAGTAAAGTATTTGTAGCCTTTACTGAAATACCTTCCGCAGATTATAGGCACATGTTAATACATATTGACGAGCACGAGTTCTTTATATCTCTACTAGAAGATTATCTTGTAAATGAGAAACCAAAATTCATAGCTTGACTTTCTTTATCATTATTGTTATAATAATTATTCTTAAATAAAACATACTATGGCTAAAACATTCTCAAGTATTACAGAATTGAACCCACGTACTGTAATGGTCGTAGATTCTCTTAATCTAGCCTTTCGCTGGAAACATTCAGGAGACCTAAATTTCCTAGAATCTTATATCCGCACTGTAGATAGTCTGCGTAAATCGTACGGTGCGGGTAAAGTAGTTATGACTTGTGATTCAGGTTCTAGTAGCTATCGTAAAGCTATTTACCCTGAGTACAAGCAAAATCGTAAAGATAAGCATGCTTTACAGACCCCTGAGGAGCAGAAAGAGTTCGAGCTTTTCTTCGAAGAATTCAACCGAGTTATGGAATCCTACGAAGAGTCAACTCATTTTCCAGTATTTCGTTTCGATAAGACAGAAGCTGATGATATTGCTGCTCTAATCGTAAAGAATAAGAAGAAGTTTGAGATTGACCAGGTATGGTTGATTAGCTCAGATCGTGACTGGAATCTATTAGTAGATGAGGGAGTTAGTCAATTCTCTTATGTCACGCGTAAAGAGTTCACTGTGGATAATTGGGCAGAGCATTATGAATTTACTAGAGAAGAGTATATTAGTATTAAATGCTTGCAAGGTGACTCTGGTGATAATGTGTTTGGAGTTCCTGGTGTGGGCCCTAAGAAAGCTTTGGATCTAGTACGTGCGTATGGTACTGCGTATGATATTGCAGCAAACCTACCTATTACTAGTAAGTATAAATATATTCAGAATCTAAACGCGTTCGGTGCAGAAAATCTGATGCTGAACTATAAATTAATGGACTTGATGGAGTTCTGCGACGAGGCAATCGGCCCAGAAAATTGCAAAAAAGTCAACCATGTTTTGGAGAAATATCTTAATGGAATTGCAAACTAAAGTAACAGATATTGCATGTCTACCCAACCGCGCTAATCCCACTGATGCGGGTTTAGATCTACGTTCAACTATCCCTTACATTCTAGTTGCGGGTGAGACAAAACTTTTTGATACAGGAGTAGCCTTCAAAATTCCGGAGGGCTTCGTTGGCCTTGTTTTCGCAAGGAGCGGAATGGGGAAACATAATGTTAGTCCGGCTAATTGCGTGGGCGTAATTGATTCATCTTATCGAGGAAATATAAAAATTAATTTATGTAATTATAGCACTCAGGATTATATTATCGAGCGCTATGATCGCATCGGGCAAATTGTGATTATGCCTATTGCATTACCAACACTAGAATTAGTAAATATGTCAGACGCGGATTGGTTAGATACCGAGCGTGGAGCTGACGGATTCGGATCAACAGGAACTAAATAATGAATGATAAATTAGCACTAGCAGATATTACCGTATTTAATAAGTACGCGCGTTTCAATCATAATGCAGGCCGGCGGGAGTCTTGGACTGAAATAGTCAACCGTAATGCAGAAATGCATAAGACCAAGTATCCCGGTATTGCAGAAGACATTGATACGGTATATAAGAACTTTGTGCATACTAAAAAGGTTCTACCTAGTATGCGCAGCCTGCAGTTCGGCGGGCGTCCTATCCTTATGGCCGAGAATCGCATCTTCAATTGTGCGTATGCACCAGCAGAGTCAACCAGGTTTTTCTCAGAGCTAATGTTCCTTCTATTAGGTGGGACAGGTATGGGGTACTCTGTACAAGCTCGACACGTTAATAAATTGCCTAAAATCAAGACTCCTGAGTCTGATAAGGAATACAAGTTTCAGGTGCAAGACAGCATCGTAGGATGGAGCGATGCAGTTAAGGTAGTATGTAAGGCATTCTTCAACGCAGGTACTCTACCGATCTTTGACTACCGTGATATTCGTGAAAAAGGTGCAGAACTAATCACTACTGGTGGGCAAGCCCCAGGTCCAGAACCTCTACGTATTTGCATTAATAATCTAGAAGTTATTCTTAGGAAAGCTATTGGTCGTAAACTACGTCCGCTAGAAGTTCATGATATGGCTTGCGTTATTGCTGATGCAGTATTAGCTGGCGGTATTCGACGTGCAGCAATGATTAGTTTATTCGACCGTGATGATGAAGAAATGCTAGCATGTAAAGCAGGTGAATGGTATATTAACCATCCTGCACGTGCTCGTAGTAATAACTCAGCAGTTCTTCCTCGAGATGAAGTCACACAAGCTGAATTCACTCAGCTAATGAAGCGTATTGAAGAATCTGGTTGTGGGGAGCCTGGAGTATACTGGACTAATAACAAAGATTGGGGCACTAATCCTTGTTGCGAGATTGCACTTCGGCCTTACCAGATGTGTAATCTAACAGAAATCAATGCTGGTGAAATCTATACTCAAGAGGATTTCAACCATGCTGCAGGTGCTGCTGCTTTCTTAGGTACTCTACAAGCAGGCTATACTGACTTCCACTATCTGAATCCTAAGTGGCGTATTGCTTGTGAGAAAGATGCTCTAATCGGAGTATCTATGACAGGTATTGCTAGCGGTACAGTAGAGAATCTTGATATGCGTGAAGCTGTAGAATATGTAAAAACTATGAATGCAGATATGGCCGAGCGAATTGGAATCAACCCAGCCGCACGAACTACCTGCGTGAAACCCGCAGGAACTACGTCTCTAGTTCTAGGTACTAGCTCTGGAATTCATGCTTGGCACGCTCCTTATTACATTCGCAGGATGCGTGCTGGTAAAGATGAAGCACTAGCGCAATACATGATGAAAGCAGCACCTGGCCTAGTAGAACAGGATGTTAATGTTGCCCATCAAGTAGTTCTTAGCTTCCCTCAAGCTGCTCCGGTAGGTGCTAAAGTACGCAGCGAGCATATGCTAGAACTTCTAGAACGAGTCAAAGATGTATCAGTACGTTGGGTTGCTCCAGGGCACCGTGATGGTATTAATCAACATAATGTATCTTGCACTATCTCAGTAATGGATAATCAGTGGAAGCTACTAACTCGATGGATGTGGGATAATCGTGATCACTATAACGGTATTTCAGTTCTACCTTATTTCGGGGCTGCCGCCTATCCTCAGTTACCTTTTGAGGACATTACTGAAGAACAATACTATGAAATGCTACCTTTACTAGAGGCAGTAGATATTAGTAAAGTATTCGAAATGGATGGTAGTTCTGTAGATTTAAGCAATGAACTAGCCTGCTCAGGTCCTGACGGATGTGAGATTTTATAACTATTAGGAAATATAAACAATGAATGAAAACCCAGTACTAACCCTTGAAGTAACACTTAGCGAAATCAATATGATTTTAGCAGGATTACAAGAACTTCCTGCTAAAATCTGTAATCCACTTACTCAGAAGATAACAGATAGTGCTAAAGCACAGCTTGCTCCATTAGAAGCTAAAGAGACTGAATAAGTAAAAAAGCCCCCTAGACATTTAGTTTAGGGGGCTTTCTGCTATTTGCTACAAAATGTCACAAATTCCTCAGCGAGTATAGATAGCGCTTCTTTACCATCTTTCGATAGAAAAAAGTCGTTAGCCTTCGGGAGGTTACTAGAAATACATATTTGCTGTTCTACAGACAATGCTGCTCCGAAAGAATTGTATGCATCAAAATTCCGGAGAGCTGCCATAATAGGGGCCTGATTTGTTTTAATAGCGTGCACTAACATTTCAGGAGTTAACGCTTTGAGCAACTCAGCAAGCATAGTATCAGGCTACGCGAGTGTTAGCAGCAGTTTGTGAATTACCACTAACTGTACCACTACCGATGTTTAGAACACCTTGTTGGATGTGCTGGTTTTGTGAGTATAAAGCAGCAATGTTAGCACCTAGAACAGCTAATTGCTGTTGTTGTTGCTGAGCTTGCTGTTGTTGAGCTACTGCGTTAGCAGTATTTGTGTTGCTGATAGTGATGTTACCTGTGGCTGCGTTTAAACGGCCTTCGTTACGTAGTTCGCTAACTTCATTAGCTAGAACAACTAGTGCACGGCTGTCATTGGTCTTGTCGATAGACTGGATTAGAGCGCGAGTACGATCGCCATCTGCAACGATAGCTTGATTTAGTAACCATGAGCTTTGTAGAGCTTGAGTTGCAGCATCTTTGGTAGCTATTAGGTTAGTTTGGGCGGCTGCTACTGTGGTAGCTGCATTATCAGAGAATCCTTTTTGATTCATCTGTGTTTGCATATTTAGGTTAGCCATGATGTTGCTCTCAAATGATGAGATTGCACCGATAACTGAACCTGTACTTGCTGTAGTACGGTTGTTAATGTCCATCTGAGCTCCGGCTAGAGCTAGTTGAATTTGGCCTTCTGCTAGAGGTACAGAAGCCTTAATATCTCCAAGACTCTGCATAATCGCAGCGTTGTTGACAACTGACTCAACTCCAAGTAGCGACGCTGGTCCGCCGTCGGCGCCGCCGTTAAGCCCGCCGTTACGGAATAGCATTGTGCCTAATAGGCCGCCAACTAGTCCTGCTCCTAAACCGCCGCCTAGAGCGCCGCCCATATTACCACCTTGTGGGTTGGCGAATAGATTGATTGTTTCTGCTGGTGTCATAATAGTTTCCTCGTTGATTGCTGATGCATCATATACATCTGAATTTGACATTTTGGGACCACGTGCCGGCACTTCAATAGTGCTCGTACCTTCCCCATACATAATTGTTACAGTAGTAGCTGCACTTCGATCTCCTTTGATCTCGAAGTGTACAGAGTCTCCTGCCCTTGCCCATAAACGACTTAGAGGTCTTACTTCTTCATCGTTTATAAAAGCTGTTACTTTTGTATTACCAGTAGACATTACTTGTATTTTGCCATCCGTAGGGGTGACTACTTTATTAGTAAGTGTGCTTACCGGTGATTCTAGTGTCCACATTATCTTCCTTTACTTTTTGATTTAAGAAAGACTTTAAATTAAAAAGCCGACTTATACTACGTTCCAGTTTGTACCGCGGAAGATTAATGTAGCACTTGCATTGGCTGCAAAAGCTAGTACAAAACCTGCAGGTGAAACTAGACCCTCAACTGTATCTGCTACGGCATTGCCGACAATTGTTACATTGCCCAAATTGCCAAACTCAGATTTAATAACATATTCATCTCCAGCTACACCTGCTGGTAGGGTTAGTGTTACAGGAGCTACTGCAATAACACCAACATAGTAATCCGTGGTTAGAACAGGCCCAGTAACAGCTACTAATCTAGTAGGTACTATGGGTGTTACATCCGCATTAATTGTTAAACTAGGAGCAACTCCTGTGATTGTGATACCAGTACCTGCGGTAAGAGTTGTGATAACTCTATTACCTGTGTCCGTAACTGCACCTGTGCTAGTTACGGTTGCAAACGTTGGGTTTGCAGTAGTTGCTACACTTTGGGGTAGATCGATAACGCCGGCTACGACGTCAATGTTTGTGCCAACTTCAACTACACCAAATTGCGTAGCTGAAGCTAGAGGAGTATTATATGCCATTTTGTTTCCTTTAAATTATTTTCCAATTAGTGCCATCATATATAACTTGTACATATGCATAGCCACCATTTATAAGGGCGAAAGTTCCGCCATCTATAGTTTTTCCACCTGCTGAAGTAATAGTAATAGGAAATGTTCCTGCATTTCCAGAAAAATCCTTTATATAAAAAGAACGCTTCTTATCATCGTCATCAATACCTGTTGAAGGTAATACTACTGAAGAAATAGCAGATGGTCTGTTTATAAAAACTACAGTATCACTATTAACAATATTATAAGGAGTTGTAGTAACAATTCTTGTAGCTAAATTAAGTGACATTATGAAATCCTAGTTAGTGTTACTTTTGCGCTAGCACCTGAAGGTCTAATGGGCGCAACTCTTGCTGGTAATGCAAGTAATTGCATGGTAGTGTCAGCACTACTCCAGCACATTTCAATATTACCGCCTGCAGGAATATTCAATGTAAAGTTTCCTGTTACAAAGATTGTATCTAGCGCGCCAGTCAAGATTAAATCTTGGGTTGAACCCACAATGTCAACTCCATTTAAGCGCATCCAAATTGTAATGGTACTGGCGCCTGCAGAAGTTTTGTTCACATTCAGTGTAAACACAGTGTTATAGGTGCCAGCATTGTCAACAGTTAGATCAGTACCACCAACTATGCTAATGCCATTGGTGGGCCCGGTGATATTGAATGTAACAAGATTAACTGTATTTGCAACCGGATTAGTTTGTGTGCCGTCAGTGAAGAAGCCGTAGTTTAGTAAACCTAATGTAGCAGAAACAGTACCGTTAGTTGCAGTTAAGCCAGTACCTATTTTTGCTACTCCAAATTCTGTTGCTGAGGCTAAAGGTGCTGAGTAACTCATACTACATTCCATTCTATACCGTTAAAAACTAAAGTAATACTAGCCCAGTCAATATTGATTACATAGCTAGCGGCTCCATCAATTGATCCTACTATAGTAATAGGATTATTAGCAGCATCGCCAACGCTATCTTTGATTACATAAACTTTGCCTACAGTACCTGCCGGCAAAGTAATGGTTACTTGTCCATTATATATGCAGCCAAGAAAATACTCATCAGCATTAGGAATATAAGTAGGTTCGTCGATTAGTGTAACGGGTACATCCGATAAGGAACCTGGCGGGCCGGGTGGGCCCGGGGGTCCTGGTGGGCCTGGTGGGCCCGGAATAGGACAGAAGTTAACAGTAATATCATCGTCCGAACCATAAATAGGTTGTATTGGAAATAAACCTTGTGCCTGTGTCAAACCGGGCATAACCATTAAGCCAGTAGTGGGGAAAAGCGATTGAGTTTGAAACATATGTATACCTTTATTTTATATACCAATATCTTATATGTATATTATATAACAGGTACCATCAAAAGTCAACTCCAAAATTATTAATCAAAATTTAAGGACGTGAAAAAGCCCGCTAAGGATAATACCTTGCGGGCTTTTTATTAATCGTCTAAATATGCAAATAGTCGAGCTACAGTATCCATTTGTTTACCATTTTCTCTATCTCTCATGATTTGATCACGTTTTTGAGTACTCCACGAAAATCCGCCGTCGCCACCCCATAAATCCCAAGCTACTCTGCCTTTACTGGGAAAACCCTCTTCCCCACTTGAAAATCCAGTTGCTTGTTTATCTACTTCGTGTCTAGAGAAGAAGCTATACATGCGTAACACAACACTAGCACTTAAAGGTTCTCTGTCTTTTAGTTGATTGGCTCGCGCAAGTCCTACTAAGGTGCCTCCAGGAAAGCCATCTTCACGCCATTTTAAAGCTCTTTTTGCGGCAGTAGCCATGCCTTCAGTTGGTTTATATGTCTCTGCCACGTTAGTCTCCTATTTACGGTATGCTATGATTATAGCTTTACACATCTTACTGCGTACAATATCTGAATCTAGGAATCTTACTACTTCGATTCCAGGAATGCCTTCTAGACGTTTAACAGCATCCATGAGACCTGAATCAGGAATATCTGATTGATCCTGGTCTCCGCTAAGAATAATCTTAGTACCTTTTCCGATGCGGGATAATAGCATCTGGAATTCAGGTTTTGTCATCTGCTGGCATTCGTCCACTAGAACGATTGCATTGTCAAACGTAGCTCCTCGCATAAATCCTAAGGGTCTAGGATCGATAGTCTTAGACTTGAGTGCATATTCATAAAATCCTGTGCCCAGCGATTTATGAAATACGGAGTCAAAAGGTTCTAAGTATGGAGCATATTTTTCTTCTAGAGTACCAGGTAAGAATCCTAAACCGCGGCCAGTTTCCACATTGGGGCGTGTGAGAATAATTCTTTCCACGCGTCTGTGAAATAACTCGCCAGCAGCGTATGAGGCTGCCACATAGGTCTTACCTGTACCTGCTGAACCAATACCAAAAATAATTTCATTATTCTTGATAGCTTCTAGATAGGTTTCTTGGATGTAATTTAATGGTTTTACATCTCTGAATTCTGATTGAGTTTTATACGTGTCCCCGACTGCAGTAACACGCCTGGCTTTTTTACCACTATTAGTTGCCATTAATTATCCCGGTTAGTTAATGAAATTACTTCTTGACGGGCACTTTTGTGCCTTCTACTTTCTTGTGAATCTTTACTGGTTTAGCCTTTTTAGGTGCAGAAGCTGCAGGGGCTGCCTTCTTTTCAACTGCTGCGTATGCAGGAGCTAGTAAGCTAAGGCTTACTAATAATGTGGCTAGAAATTTCATATAATTCCTTATAAAATAGGGTCGATTTGTTTAGGGGGGGCAGGTTTACCGTTTACTACAGCTACCATTGGAGCTGCTACTGGTGTGTAAGTTACTGGTGTAGGAGCTACGGGGGTCGGGGTTAATGAAGCAGTATTAGTAACTGCCAATTTTTCTTGCGTGCGCCCATGAGCTGAAACTCCTAATACTGCACACATAGATATGTGGAATAAACCACCACCTTGTAGAGTCATTGGAGCCCACTGTCTAAAAGCATCGTTAGCAACTGCGGTTTCCCAGAATTGTACGATAGTAAAGAAGATAGGCCCAATAATGAAGTCGAAAGCACATACTGCCATGTAGAGCCATGCAATAGCTGGTCTCCATCTATTCTGTAACCAATCTTCTTTCTTCATACTAGCAACCAAACTGCCTGTACTAGCATTGCGATGCCTAAACTACCAACAGCTAGACTACCCCAGAATAGTGACATACTAACAGCTAGAATACTTGCGGTTAGTAGTACGATTGCGATCTGGAATAAACTACCGGCATAAGTATAGTAAGGGCTCTTAGACTTAGCGATGCTGCGTTCTGCTTCCAGTGCGCGTGCTTTAATTGCTAACTCTACTTTACCTTCTCCAGTTTTAGGTTCACTTTCGTACGATAAAGCTTTTGCTGCGTATTTCTCAGCTAACTCCAGATTTCCGCCATTAGCGGCCTGTACTCCTGCTACTTCATTTATAGTTTGCTTAATTGATTTAGCTTGATAAAATCCCCAAGTATCATTAATAGCTAGGGTGTTATTAAGAATTTTGCTACTATTACTCCCACCAATAAGCATAGTAATGGCCAACAGAGCAGCAAGAACAGTGATAATCCAACCGGCTTTGTCTTTAATGTGTGCTTCGCGTTCTGATCTAGAAAGTGGTTTTTCCATATTATATCCCAAATACATGCAGTGCATGTTGATAATGTTTTTTACGATCCTCTAATCCAATTGTTCCCCCATTGATACGTTTGGTCATAGTTAAAATATCGCCTACATCTGCATATTGATTTAAGTTATTAGATTCCCAAAACCAACATGCACTTTGTACAGCACCTTCAAATGTACCTAAGAATTCAGGTATTTCTTCTACTGGAGTTTCAATACTAGCCGCGAATGCTGTATAGTTACTCTTACCAGTTAATTGAATAAGTCCACGTCCACAATAACTAAATCCATCTCCGCTAGCTTCAGGGCCATTGCCCATACGATTAGCATATACTTTATTAGCAATTGCTTCTTGCTTATGAGCGTACTGCTGTGCAATAGCTAAAGTAGAAAAGTACTTGGGGAATACTTTTAATAGAGTTTCAGCACGGTAATTAAGATTCTCCTTTAGGGCTTTAAATCCGCCACTTTCATGCGAACATTGAGCGATAAAGGCTGCTACTCTCTGCGGAGTATCAATCTCATAGTCTGGCAAGCATTGCATTAAAGCAGAGTGCCAGTATTCAATATAGGGATTACTTGGTAGTAATTGAGATAGATGATCTTGAGTGAAATCAAACATACTATTCCTCGCTTATTTTCTTATTTTCTTTATACCAAGTTGCCCATGCTTCTAATACATTAGAACACTGGTAGTACTTGGTATAGTTTGCGCTAACAATATTTAATAACTCGCTTAATTTAATCTCCTGAGTCTCTATAGTAGTTAGGGCGGGACATGGCTTTAACAATTCTTCCGGTACGCTAGGAAATACCTGCTTTACAGGTACTGCCGTAGCGCATCCAGTTAATAATAGAATAGCGATATATTTAATCATGTTTAGCCGCCATGTTATGTACAGTAATTACTTCAATAGGGATTTTGCAAGTATTATCATACTTGATAACTTCCTTATCAATGTACTTTACTATATCATCACCACGTAGTTTAATTATCTGATTTTTGGTAATTACCTTAGTAATTATCTTTTCGTTTACTACAGCACTTGCTTGTTGGGCAATAGCTAATTTAGCTTCTACTTCTGCTACTTTTTCTTTCCATTCTTTATCTTTAGCAATGCCACCTGAGTACCACGTGCCCATAATTATTAGCACAACACCTGCTGGATAGGCGTATAACCGTAGGTTGGCAAGTATCTTACCGATTACTAAAGATAATACTCCTGCTAAAAACATTAAATAGAAAAGCCAGTCAGGTAACCAGTTTAGGATCCACATATTTTGCCTTCAGTGTGTTATTTATCTTACTATTATCAGAACAGGTATACTTCTGATAGCTATTTTTAAATATTTCTGGCATTTTGATAAATTTATATTGTACATTATACAATTTTGATACTTCTTCAGCAACCTCAAAAAATGACTTGCTATTTCCGGTACCAAGATTCCAAATACCCGATTCTTTGATACTAAAGAATGCTTTATGAGTATCTACAACCTGGCTAACAGGTATGAAGTCTCTTTTGAAGTTATCAGATCCTTCAAATAAAACAATTGTACCTGTTGTTTTAGCTTGCTTGGTAAATTTATGATAAGGACTAGCCTGATCTCCCTTGTGATCTTCATGAGGCCCATAAACATTAAAGTATCTGAAACCCTGTACTTTAATATCCCAGACCTTATTTTGAACATAACGATCAAACATGTACTTAGACCAAGCGTATGGGGTTCTAGGGTCTACAGAAGAAGTTTCCTTGAATTCTGTACCTAGCCCGTATACTGAAGCAGAAGATGCGTATTGGAAGTCTATCCCCAGCATATTACAAGTTTCTATTAGTAGAACAGAAAAATCATAGTTCTGTCGCATGACTTTATCTACATTAGTTTCTGAAGTAGAGGAGATAGCTCCTAAATGAATAACTAAATCAAATCCTAGAATTGAAAAAGGCTCGTCCCATTCAAAGCCAGTTACTTCATGCTCTGTTTCTAATGACTTGACCATATTTTGGCCAATGAATCCTTTATAGCCTGTTATTAGAATCTTCATATATATATTCTTTTTCTAATTCAGCAAATCTATTATATAGTTCACTACCTAAAATTTCTTTAGGATCATTAGATATCTTTGATAATTTTTGTCTAATCGTATGTAATCCTTCAAATCCCCACGCAGTCATATCATCATCAGTAGTATCATTTTGAATATTGTTTAAATCATATTCAAATTTTGGAAGTTGTAAGAACGTTTCTATTCGGCTTAATGTTGCTGTAGCATTACCCATTAGTTCATCATATTTAATAATAATGATTTGATCTGGTGCATCTTTACGTATTTGGCGAGATCCTTCTATACAATCTTTTACCATATTGAACCACATCTCACCCATTCTATTTTCATCTGTTATTGCGTATCCTCTCTGCAATAACACTTTATCAACATAACAGTTCTTTTGTTTTTTAATTAAAGTTAACCAACTTGCCATGATACTTGGTAAATCTCTTTCGACTACAATTGCTTTAATTTTCTTTCCAAATAAAGTAGAAGCATTGGGCATATTCTTAGCCCAACCCCTTCCTTTATCTATGATAATTGATTCTGGTCTATGTTGCCAAAAAGCTGGAAGAATAGCTTTAGTTAAATTATTAATCTGTTCTTCGTAATAATTTGCTTTAACTGTTGGATCTTCTCGCCAGGCTTCTTGCATTTTTACTGCAATATTGAGCATCGGACTCGTTGGTGTTACATAAACATCTGGATGTTGATTTAGAATAGATGCAAGAACAGTAGATCCAGATCTAGGTAAACCAGATAAAAAATGATAAGTTTTTTCCATTATAGTGTAAGAGGTAAAGTACTCTGAAGATGAGAATAATCTTTTAATTTTTGTTGTCTAATAACAGTAACAGAATTACCGTACCAGTCTGACTTATTGTCGGTTCTACCCAGCCAGGTATAGTACGCTGCAATAGGGGGAAACACTGTTACATTCGCGCCTAAAGAACCAGCAACATGCACTGTACTAGTACAGCTAGAAAATGTATGATCTACTAATGAAATACATGCTAACAAATCTTCTAGGGTTTCTAATTTATCGCTAAGATCTAATACATTTGGATAATCTTTAAGTTGCTCTAGATCACAATCACGTTGAACTGAAACAAATGTAATATCTGGAGTAGAAGCAAATAAATCCATATAATGTTTTAAAGTAAGACTACGATGCAGATTCTGATCATATACAAGTGCACCAGACCATCGTAGTGCTATCTTCTTACCTTCAGGTAAGATTTTTTGCCATTTAGCAAGATATTTATCTGATGGTTTTAGATAAGGACCGGACCAAAGTTGATCTTTATCCAAATCTAGTAGGATAGGGAGATACATTGCCATACACTGCACAGTGTTTGAAATATCAATGTCTTTAAGAGATTGAGTACTTTGAATTTCATTACGATTAAAAATATGCACAAGCTCACTATTATTAGACACCCAGATTGGAGTAGCACCGAGTTTCTTTAGATTATTAACAAATCTGACATTGATTAGTTCATCACCGATACCGCCTTCGGCGTGAATAATCACAGTTTTGTCTGAGACGTCTTCACCATCCCATACCGGAATGTTAGGAGTATATCGGTTATGCCATATCTTGATTTTATGTCCAACGTCAATAAAACCTATTAAGCCTTTTTTGAAGTTGCCTCTTTCGATATCATATGATCCAAGATTGTATTCAACTCTTCCTCGGACTTCGTCTGGTAGATTTTGATCAGCTACCAATGAACGCATCATTTTTTCGGATTCTGCATAATTGCCCATTAGATAATATGAGAACGACATCTCCATAAGTGTATCGTAATCAAACTGATATTCCTTATTCATCTTAGAATAAGCAAGAGACATCATTGGCTCATTGAGATGGTTGTACATCTTTGCTGCATTGGCTCGAATAGCAAATTTTGACCGGTCGTTGTATGCCATAGATAGACACAACTTTAGACTTTCAACACAGCCTTTATAGTCTTTAATCTCACTCTGCAAATATGCAATATGATCTAATTGTTCTAGATCACTACAGTTTTTTGCTGCGATAATTAAAAATGTCTTAGCATCTTCAAGATTGTTTTTTGATTTGCAGGAGAGAATGATTGAGTCTAGTAATGGAGTATTACTACTCATCTTTGATGACCATTAATTTGATCTTGGTATTGATTGCAACGTTATTTGCTTCACGCATAAGACGTTGAAAGGCGAAGTCTTCCTCTTGGGATACTTCGCCTTTGTCTTTTCTTTGATTAAATTGTGTGACCAATGGAACATAGAATATATCGTAATCAAAATCATAAGAAATTACTTCAAAATCTATTTTATATTTGAATGCTAATCCTGAGCTAGAATCATGTTGCTCTTTATGGGTAGAACAATGCTTCTTACTAAAGAGATACATGCCATTGACCGTAATTGGTCTAACATGAGTTGGGTCACCGTAGTATACTTCATGATTATGGTGAGGTGCAACTATATCAATAACTGCCCCGTGTTTGCAGACTCGATAAAATTCCTGCATAAGAGGAATGAAATTCTTGATATGCTCAAGAATATGATGAGCTCGAATTTCTTCGATAGAGTTATCATCAAATGGAAGTTTAGATTCTTCTAGATTAACAATATAGTCGGGGCAGACTAAAGGATCGTCATCAATATTTAAGAAGTCTTCGTAACGTTTATAACCAGATCCAATGTTTAATTTCATAATTATTTTACAAAATCCTACTGTAGAGGACAGCTTGCAATTTCTCCTTTATTAAAACACTATTATACTGTATAATAGTATTAAAAATCAAGAATAATTTTCACTATCCTTGATATAATATATATTTATATCGGTAAATCTGGAGCTTGAATTCCAACGGAGTGATAGACTCCCGAAGCAACTAATTTCCAGTTAGTTAGTGTGCCTACTTGAACTGGGCTAGAACGATTGGTTGTGTCACCAAGGCCTAGACCCCCATAACCATTAGCTCCATATGACCAGAGAGTACCGTCGGTTTTGGTCGCAATGGTGTGATAACCTCCACCAGCAACTTGTTTCCAGTTAGTTAACGATCCGACTTGAACTGGACTAGAACGAGTGGTTACGTCACCAAGGCCTAGACCACCGTTGATATTAAACCCCCATGACCATAGAGTACCGTCAGTCTTTATTGCAGAGGTGTGATAATTTCCACCAGAAACTTGTTTCCAGTTAGTTAGTGATCCGACTTGAACTGGACTAGAACGATTGGCTACGTTACCAAGACCTAGTTGAGAATATACATTATACCCCCATGACCAAAGAGTGCCATCAGTCTTAATTGCTGCAGTGAAATCGACTCCACAAGCAACTTGTTTCCAGTCAGTTAGTGCTCCGACTTGAACTGGACTAGAACGATCGGTTGTATTACCAAGACCTAGTTGACCAAAGTTATTCTGCCCCCATGACCAGAGAGTGCCGTCGGTTTTGATTGCAGTGGTGTGCCACTGCGCCGCCGCAATTTGTTTCCAGTTAGTTAGTGCTCCGACTTGAACTGGACTAGAACGATGGGTTACGTCACCAAGACCTAGTTGACCTTTAGTATTTAAGCCCCATGACCAGAGAGTGCCGTCGGTTTTAATTCCTACACTGTGAATAATTCCACCAGTAACTTGTTTCCAGTTAGTTAATGATCCGACTTGAACTGGACTAGAACGATCGGTTGTATTACCAAGACCTAGTTGACCAATAAAATTATACCCCCATGACCAAAGAGTGCCATCAGTCTTTATTGCTATAGTGTGATAGCCTCCACAAGCAACTTGTTTCCAGTTAGTTAATGATCCTAGTTGAACTGGACTAGAACGATTGGTCGTGTCACCAAGACCTAGTTGAGAATATACATTATACCCCCACGACCACAACCCACTATTCAGAAATAACTCTTGTGGCACAAACATATCATCAAAATCAACAACTGTGCTAGTTGCTACTCCAGCACTATCTAAAATTGGAAATTTATATCCTGATGCCATATTATTGTCCTAAGTTTGTATTCAGCAAAAATGTCTGAACCATTTTATCTTGTTCTAATGATTTCCAAAGCCACGGACGAATTAAAACAAACTCATTCTTCTTTAGAGTGATACTTGTATCTATTGTCCAGTTTTCTAGCATAGTACATTCTTTAAAAAAATCTGGGCTATCTTTAACATCAAAGAATGTATTTGCATCTTTATGAGCACAGATGTTTACTTTAGTATCTTCTAGTGCAACAACACAAGTCCAAAGAGCATGTTGGTAAAAATTGTCTACGTGTATTAAATTAGATGGTTTACGGAATGTTCCTGTATCGGGTTGAATCTCAATATCTTCTTGCACAACTTGTTTCAGAAAATCCTGAAGACCTTCTGGAATATAATAGAAGTTTAGGATTTCTTTGCCAAGCGAATGGTCTTCAAATTCAAGAGAGGATATCAAATTTTGCAGTTGATCTATGTCTTGATAGAACTGTTGACATTTCATAAATTGTTTCATAAGTATCCATCTGAAATTGCTGCATTGTGAAGGGCTCCACAATCAACTTGCTTCCAATTAGTTAGTGTACCTACTTGAACTGGACTAGAACGATCGGTTGTATTACCAAGACCTAGTTGACCATAATTATTCCATCCCCATGACCATAGAGTACCGTCAGTCTTTATTGCTGCAATATGTGCACTTCCACCAGAAACTTGTTTCCAACTGGTTAAAGCACCAACTTGAACTGGGCTGGAACGATAGGTTATGTCACCAAGACCTAGTTGACCAGCGTTATTAAATCCACATGACCATAGAGTACCATCGGTCTTGATTCCTACACTGTGATACCATCCACAATCAACTTCCTTCCAATTAGTTAGTGAACCTACTTGAACTGGACTGGAACGACGAACTCGGTCACCAAGACCTAGTTGACCGTTGGTATTAAGTCCCCATGACCATAGAGTACCGTCGGTCTTGATTGCAGTTGTGTGATTGCTTCCACCAGCAACTAGTTTCCAATTAGTTAGTGTACCGATTTGCACTGGACTAGAACGATTGGTTATGTCACCAAGACCTAGTTGACCAGCGTTATTATATCCCCATGACCATAGAGTACCGTCAATATTGATTGCTGCAGTGTGATATTTTCCACCAGCAACTAGTTTCCAGTTAGTTAATGCTCCGACTTGAACTGGACTGTTTCTAAAGGTTATGTCACCAAGACCTAGTTGACCATAGTTATTCCGCCCCCATAACCATAAAGTGCCATCATTCTTGACTGCTGCAGTGTGATAATAACCACCAGCAACTTGTTTCCAGTTAGTTAGTGTACCTACTTGAACTGGACTGTTTCTAAAGGTTATGTCACCAAGACCTAGTTGACCAAAATCATTAAGTCCCCACGACCATAAAGTGCCATCTGTCTTGATTGTAACTGTATAATAGTACCCGCTACAAACTAGAGCCCAGTTAGTTAATGCACCGACTTGAACTGGACTAGAACGATGGGTTACGTCACCAAGACCTAGTTGACCATCGGTATTCCGGCCCCATGACCATAAACCAGGACTCGTCCTACCTGGTACTAAATTCGGATACACATCTAAGAAGTAATCTTTACTAGTGTATTTATTTCCTAAATCTTGGCGTACTCCAGTATTAGGATCAACAGCAGTAAACCCAGTTTTTGGTCCAGTTACTGCCATGATTAAACTCCTAGTGGTGCGACTGGCTCAACAATGACAATTGCTTTTAATTCGTCTACTGTCACAGCGGCTTCAATCTGATTAACGATACTCTGTTCCCAGACAAATTGAGCTTCAACGTATGCAGCACCAGCAGTTACAGCAAGTCCTAGATCAGTTTTTGATAGTGTCAACCAAGTTGTTGGAAACTTCCATTGTACAACATCTGTATCAGTCATCATCTGATACTTTTGAACAAAGATATTACGACCATCACGAGATGTATCAACTACTACTTCTTGACCTTGAATAGTCACACTAACACCAGCAACTTCTTTTTTGTAGCGTTCAGCAGCAGCCAAACCTTTTAAAACAGATTTTACAACGCTCAATTCTCTGGAAGTAACTGTGTATGTTCCAATTGCTACATCAGTGAAAGCCCAAAGAGGTCCAACTAACTGTTCATATGTACTATCATAAGATGGTTCAGTGATAGACTCAATTGGAAATATTTCTAATGAGTCAGTTATTTTTAGATAGGCATTTGGTTCAACTGGTGAGACCGCATATTCTACCTCAAGATCATCTAGTTCCGATTGAATAAAACGATATCTCCAAAACAATGGACCAAGATGAATAGTTTCTTTATTTTCTACTAGTAAGTATTGCATTTTTTATTCTCTTATGTTATATCATTGAAGGTTATAGCCGCTGTGTGATAGTATCCGCCAGCAACTAATTTCCAGTTAGTTAGTGTACCTACTTGAACTGGACTAGATCGATTGGCTACATCACCAAGGCCTAGTTTACCAAAGTTATTGTATCCCCATGACCATAGAGTGCCGTCTGTTTTGATTGCAGTGGTAGAAAAAGGTGCACCAGCAACTTGTTTCCAGTTAGTTAATGATCCGACTTGAACTGGACTGGAACGATCGGTTGTGTTACCAAGACCTAGAGCACCGTAGGTATTACGTCCCCATAGCCATAGAGTACCGTCAGTCTTGATTCCTACATTGTGATAGAGTCCTCCAGCAACTAGTTTCCAGTTAGTTAATGATCCGACTTGAACTGGACTGGAACGATTGACTCGATCACCAAGACCTAGTTGACCATTACTATTCTGCCCCCATGACCATAGAGTACCGTCGGTCTTGATTGCAGTTGTGTGATTGCCTCCGCTAACAACTAGTTTCCAGTCAGTTAGTGCACCGACTTGAACTGGACTAGAATATCTGGTTACAACACCAAGACCTAGTTGACCATTGCTATTCTGCCCACATGACCATAGCGTACCGTCGGTTTTGATTGCAGTGGTGTGATAGGCTCCGCCAGCAACTAGTTTCCAGTCAGTTAGTGCACCGACTTGAACTGGACTAGATCGACTGATTCGGTCACCAAGACCTAGTTGACCATTGCTATTCCATCCCCATGACCAGAAAGTACCATCAGTCTTGATTGCCGTAGTGCAACTGTTTCCACCAGAAACTTGTTTCCAATTAGTTAGTGCACCGACTTGAACTGGACTAGATCGCCTGGTTTGGTCACCAAGACCTAGTTGACCCAGACTCCCGCTCCCCCATGACCATAGCGTGCCGTCAGTCTTGATTCCTACACTGTGATTAAGTTTACCAGCAACTAGTTTCCAATTAGTTAATGATCCGACTTGAACTGGACTAGAACGATCGACTATGTTACCAAGACCTAGTTGACCATAGTTATTCTTCCCCCATAGCCACAAACCATTACCAACAAACTGATCAACCAACCAAGCATCAGTAACGTACTTATTATCAAGATCAATAGATCCTAATATAGGATCATCAGTAAAGAAATTACTTGGCATTATTTACTCTCCAAAATACATATTCTTGCATGTAGTTCTTTATTAGATTCAATTAGATAAGCAATTAAGCCCGAATAGCTAACACTCTTGATACCGTCTGTTTCTGCAACTAAATGCGGTAAGATTTTTTCCAATTCTTGAGCGATAACACCTGCTGATTTAGTATTATTGTCAATCCAATTGAATTCTACACCAACAATTTTATTTATAGTTTCTGTAGCATCATTGATTTTAACTATGTTAGTCTTTTTAGATATATCAGATAATGAATTAAATATAGTTGCATTTAGTGTTCCAGTGCTTGGATTGAAGTATAGTTTAGTACTAGATACTTTACCAGCACTCTGACTTCCAGAAGTAGCAGTAGCAATAATAGGATAATACGAAGCGTTGGTTGTAGTATCGTCTGAAACAGTTAAACCACCACCAGTGAAATTACCGTCGTGCCATATCTTATTCCACGCAGTAGTACCTGAACCATTTGTAGATCTATAATATAATGTATTACTATAAAAATCTCCAGCTAACTGCATTGAGTAATAGTTACTTCCATTACTATGAGTAGACGCTAGTAAATGATAGTATGAATTTGTAGTAACTGGCCAACCATTAGCAGTAGTAGCAGTAGCATTCTGATAAAAGCCAGAGTTTACTCTAGTTGTAATATTAGTAACATCTGTCGAAGACGATGCTGTGTTTAAATAAGTTGCAGTGGTTGCGCTAGTAGCGCTAGTAGCGCTGGTAGCACTAGTAGCACTAGCAGCGGTACCCCCAATACTTAATGATGCTGCTGTACCTGTTAATCCTGTACCTGCACCAGTAAAACTAGATGCAGTTAGTACTCCTGAAAATGTTCCAGTAGATGCAGTTAATGCAGCACATACAAAAGCTTCATATGCTGTACCAGGGTTACTTAGAATAGCAATTCTTCCAGTAGTTTCTATTCCAATTTGAGAAGCTACTGTACCACCCCAATGGAATCCCAATCTAGGCATTACTGATGCTATATTACCCTGAGCACCTGCACTATTCAACTCACGTATACATACTGCTGTACTATATGCTGTGCCAGAAGCAGTAGAGTATAGGCCCCCACCCCCACTATTAACTAAATTAGTGGCAAAGCCAGCAGTACCAGCAATATTCATTGTCTGACCAGATATAGCAGCTGCTACAGCTGCAGGAGTATAACTTCTAATATAGTAATCGCTAGAGTTAAATCCTGCGAAGTATCCCATACCCGAAGCGTTTCTTTCTGAACCGCCGGCTGAAGTATAGAAATAACCATTCGCTAAATAACCACTAGAGTCACGTAGCGGAATAGTATTTGCAGTACTAGCAGTAGTAGTTGCATAACCACTAAGTAGACTTGCATTTAAGTTTGCTACAACATTGGTACTACTAACGCTAAATGGAGCTGTTGTACCACTCACACCACCATTAAAAGCAGGAATACTAGCAACTGTTACAGAACTATTAGAACTACCAAGTGTAAGTGTTTTTCCAGATGCCCCTCTTACAGCACCATTTTGTTCTAGTATTAAGTCAACTGAATTAACCCCGTCTCCGAGATATACATTACTAGCAGTATTGCCTACACTTAATGTACCCCCAGAATTTGATATAGTAAGATTACCAGTATCATCTACTTGTATGCTACCTGTTGTAGTACCAGCAAGATTTTTGAAATCAATAAGTCCACTAGCAGGTGTTATAATTATGTCTTTTGCCATTACATTAATCTCCCGCCGATTCTTACTTTATTTTGAATAAAACTATTTTCAATAGCTAAATTCCCAGATCCACTATCTCTATTTATTACTTCAAATGCTTTATTTGGGTAAGGAGTATCTAGATATGTGTCAATTGATTTCATCCACCAGCCTTCTGAACTTGTTGAACTAGAGCAGTGAACTCCTACTTGAATATACCTTGGAAATGGTTTAGCCGCAATAGTTAATTGAGCATTTTCATATGCACTTGCAGCTGTAATTGTATAATCAACAGCAGAATATCCGCCACTTAGTGCACTACTCCAACTTCCTCCAGCATTTCCAAGTTGATTTGGACCAATTGCTGATTGTACTGATCTTGCCTCAAGTCTAGGATACGTTCCGGAGAATCCTACTGCTAGCTTAACTGCGCATGCAACTCGTAGTGTTACGTTTGGAGGTACATATACCGATGTAAACCATCCATTCCCATAATCTGAAAAGTCGGTGGCATTTACTACGCGCCATGCATTTTCTGCAGCATCCCAATAGCGTTCAGTGCCATAACTAAACTGTCTTACTCGATCATATTCATAATTCTCTTCAAGTATAGTTACAACTTGAGTACCTGCATTTCCACGATCTATCTGTGAGTGATAAAAGCCTCTTTGATATGTTCCTGGGGGATTATCAGTTATTTTGTTAAAACCACTGCATACTGCATACTTCGAGTATAGAAATATCACAGTACCTCTATCTACCGCAAGTCCGTAAGTTCCACCAGTCATATTTATTTTATACAATGGAATTGCAGCCATAGAGAATAAAGAAGGAGGGTTATCCATAGCATCAATAATAATATGATGTACACCACAACCGCCATCATATAGAGTAAGTCTTAAGGCATAGTAATGTCTAGAAGAATAGCAGTATGCAAGTTCTGACCACTCGCCATTGCCTTCGCATCTGTAACCCCAAGTACCTCCAGATGTTATGCAATTATATGCACAAACTCCACTCTCATACCATAGCGTTATAGAACTATCATATTTTCCAATTACTGTACAACACCTTGCCTGATAGTATCTTCCATGTAACCAAAGACCTCCAAGATCGCGTGATGAGTTACTACCAAGTAGCGTTACACCTTCAATCCAAGGTTGTTGTGACCAAGCAGGCACCTGTTGCGTTAGGGTAACTGCAGGAGAGTTAGTACTAGAATATCCATCATTGGCAAACCATACACCACCTTCAGCTTGACCTGCAGAACTTCCATTATATCTAAAATATATATCTTTTACTATAAGTTTACGATTATATGTTGCATTGTATGCTTCAAAATAAACTCCATAATAGTCTGTATTTGGAGTTACTGGCTCAACTACTACATCTCGTGTTAGTCTTGTTATAAGAGTTCCAACTACAAGATTGTATCCTATTGTACCAGTTAGCGTAAGCACATTACCTGCAACACTTGATACCGTTTTCATATAAGTGGAATATGTATCCTTTTGTCTATCCTGATTGTTAGCAGCTTCACTTCTTGCTTCTACCCAGACTTCATCACCTGCAGTAAACATATTAGCATTTGCTACTGTAATAGTAGTATCTGTAGAAATCGCTGCAACTGTAGTTACTGTTGCTACCTTCCTAACCTTTTCTCCAGATGAATGAATTTTATCAGTTCCAGTCTCGTAGACCGTTAATCCAGCAATCGTTCCTGTTATAGCAGCAGAAAGTGTAAGTGTATGAGTTGAATAATTTATAGCAGTGATGGTAAGTATATTTCTATTAACACCGGTACCAAAAATTATGATCTGTCCAACTCTTAATACTTTAGAGTTTGCAACGATTACACTAGTTCCAGATCCACTAGTTATAGTTGTCTGTGGGCCAACGTATTGTCTAAAATATATCGTATTTCCTGAAATATCATGAATCCAGAAACCTTCATCTCTTAGAGAAGTTGCTCCTGCAGTGTTTGCCTGAGCTGTAACGTTATCAAATACTGATATCCATTCTCCAACAGCAAAATTAGTAGCACTAACTACTGTGAAACTTGTAGACCTCTCATTGGCAGCAGCTGAAAGAGTAGTAGCCGGCATTCCATCACTGCCTTCAGCTATGAATGAAGCACCTGATTCTCCGACTACATATAGTATATGCGATTCTGCCGCAGTACCTTTAAACTGCAGTTTAGCACCTGCTCGCATATGATATGTACCAGCAGTTCTAACACGCAATCTACCATTCATTCTTAATATGGTATTTACCGATGCCTGATGTTGAAGAATACCATAAATATCGCTATCATTAAATCCATTCGTAACAGGAGTAGTAACATTATATATTACGGTATGTCCTGTTGCAATATAGAAAGAATCCCCATCTACTGGAACTACACCACCAACCCATGTTGTAGTCGCATTGAAATTACCTGATGTTGTAGAGGTTATTGTTGCCATAGGGGTACCACGGTTAATTGAGGATCTTCTTTAGAAATTTCAACGCTAATATAATCACCATCTGCTGTAATACTATGAACTATAGCACCGGCATCTTCTAATTCATATTCCAGTGTTTCTTTATTAATTTTAATCTTGATAATCATATTCTACCTTTAGCTTTTCAACGTCTACCCGTTCACCATATACTATATAGAAACAATTAATATTATCTCCACCAATATGCACTACATTATCAATAATATCTTCAACGTATAGGTCTTGTGATTTACCAATTGCTGTTAGGTTAACTGTAATTGAATCAGGATCTACAAGTTTAGTCCAGTATTCAGGTAGTTCAATCCTATTACCTTTTAGCTTACCGCGAACGTATACACCATTTTCTGGACCTTCAAGAGATCCATAACATAACTGCATACCCGGTTTGGTTGGGTGATCAATTACGAATGATTTAGTAGTTGCAGCAAATGAGCCATTAACTTGAAGTTTATATCCGCCATCAGTAGTTGTACCTATTAGTACATTACCATTTGCAACAATACGCATTCTTTCTGTTGTTGCATCAGTAGTAGCTGGCGTAGCATTTGATGTAAAGAATGCTAGATCTGTTTTTTGTACTAGATAGTAAGGGGCACCATAATTTGTTAGATTAATAGCAACAATCTTGGCACCAATCGTATCAGTTTGTGCATCTCTCCAGCTTGAGAATACTATCTGGTGACGTGTAGTTTCTTGCCCAACAGCGGTATATCCAGAAGTAGGTCCAGAATATATTCCACCAATACGCAGTGTTTGATTAGCAGTAGCATTTCCAATTTCTACTTGATTTCTAGGAGCTGTAGTACCAATACCAACATAACCTCCGGAAGGATTTATTGAAAGTGTGGTTCCTGCAGTATTTGCTGTTGAATCGATTATACCAGTCCAAACACTAGCAGATAGAAGTGCGTATCCTAAGGATAAACGATAAGCAGAATTATTAGTAATCTCTCCGATAGCAATTTGCTTCGCAGTAGCATATGTTGTTGGGTTTGCAGATGGTATAACAGTAAGTCTTTCACCTGTTGTAGTAGTCGCACCAATACCAACGTTACCAGAAGTATCCAGTGTTATGCGTGTAGCAGCAGCGGTACTAAATAATAGCGGACCATGCCCACCAGTGATAAAGCTAGCAGCAATGTTAACACCATTCGCACCAGATGTTACATTTGGTGTAATAGACAAGAGTGCACCAGCAGCATTAGCACCTCTAATATAAACAGGCCCAATAGTATCGAGACTAACTGAGGGTGCTGTTACACCTATACCAACTCGTCCAGTATTAGTAATACGCATACACTCAACAGGTGTACTTGCATTTGCAGTATAAAACTCTAATGTGGTTTGGTTGCTACCGTTATTTGTTGCCCGTATCTGACTATCACGGACATTAAACCCATTGCTACCTGGATCAAAAGATAAAACAGCTTGACTGCCGGCCGTGCCGGACGTATTTACAATTGCTGAAACTATTGCACCCGCCGCAGATGTGCCTCTAACTACAAGGTTGCCCCAACTGGAAGGGCTAGTAGTACCAATACCAACGTTACCAGAAGTATCCAATGTCATTCGGACTGCGCCAGCCGCCCCTGAACCCCAGGTATGTGTACCAAGTCCTGATATTTTATAGTACGAGGACCATACAGATCCAGCACCGTATAGCGAACCAACTTCAAATGCAGTTGAATTATCTGCGGACCATCTATTAGCAACAACTAATCCATTTTGTCCAAGACCGTCAGCGGCCTGATATATCTTTGCAGCCCATGTTCCAGTGGGTTGGAAAAAAGTAGCATTTGTCGAATTCTGTACATGTAAGTTTGCAGTAGGACTAGCAGCACCGATTCCAATAGATGCTGTAGTAGTTGCTCCACGAGCAGTAACTGTAGCTAGGGTATCTGCTTCAGCAGTTAAATAACTACTCAACACCGGCCCAGTAATAACTCCAGTTGTAGAGTTATAAGTTAAATTCTGTGTGGCTGAGATTGCAGCTCTAGCACGAGTATTTGTAAAGTATAGATTAGTACTACCCTCAGTAACCGCATCAGTAGAGCCAGGTGACGCTGAGATCTCTACATATGCTGAACCAGACCATCTGTAGGTTTTATTGGTATCTAAAGTTACATATATCTTGGCAGTTTCACCCGTTGCAGGTAATGCGGCTAAGTTAGCGTATTCTAGTACGTCATCTACATAACTAGGTAAGTAAGTAGACGAGATTTTGCTAGTAGCATCTAATGGAGCGTATCCATTAGCAGCCCCTTTATTGGCAGTATTCTCAGGAGTAAATCCTAAAGCTGCTTGTTTATTATTAAACGTAGTCCAATTAGCAGAACTTAAAGCACCCCTATTAGATGCAGAAGCTGTTGGTAAATTTAAAGTAATAACTGGAGTAGTGGTACCAGTAGCTACAGTAGATGTAACATCTGTACCTGTAGTGCCTAGAGTTAAGGCAGCAACACTTGTTACGGTACCAGTGTTAGTAGTGTATCCGCTAGGATTCGTAGCATTATAAGGAGTAAATCCTAAAGCTGCTTGTTTTCCATTAAACGTATTCCAATCAGTACTCGACAAATAGCCACTAACTGAAGTAGTGGCTACTGGAATACTGATAGCAGGCGTAGCTCCTCCAGAACTTACTATGGGGGCAGTTCCTGATACGCTTGCTACGCCTCCACTAATACTTTGAATAGTATTATCAGATTTCTTATAGTAAATCTTACCATCTGCATAGTTTAAAGCAATTTCCCCATACGCTAAATCTCCAACTAGGGGTACTTTAGCGACTACTGAGGAATTCTTAATCTTAATTATATTTGCCATGCTAAGTTCCTAAAAAGGAGAAATCTGATAAACTAAAAAGTTTAGTAAGTGCCGCCGTCGATAGTAGTGGTAGGGCTTAAGTAGTCTGTGCCATCTACTGCAGCTGTGAATGCTGAAGTACCATTACCCTTAACTAATCCAGTTAAGGTTGTAGCACCAGTACCACCACTACCTATTGCTAATGTAGCAGAAAGACCTGCTGCAGTACCTGAAGTGTTTTGATTGAATGTAGGCCAAGTAAATGTGCCTGTACTAAAATTACCTGAACCAGGAGTTCCTAATACGGGAGTAATTAGAGTAGGAGTATTAGCTAATACTACAGCTCCAGAACCAGTACTAGTTGTACCGCCTGTACCGCCACTAGCTACTGCAATGGCAGTTCCAGTCCAAGTACCTGTGGTAATAGTACCCAGAGTAGTAATCGTACTTTGCCCTGCGTAAGTACTGGCAATATCAATAGTATCAGCATTCGCAGTAATACGATCAGCAGTGCCGCCTACATCAAGAGTATTACCAGTTTTGCTAAGACCAGTACCAGCTGTAATCTGCCCGGCACCTGAGAATTGGGTAAAGGTTAAGGCAGTAGTACCTATAGTAATGGCACCATCAGTAGTACAAACAAATCCTGAATCAGCATTTACAGTACCTTCTTGTACGAATGTAAATGCACCACCACTAAGTTCACCAGTAGGAGCATCGCTATCAATAGTACGAGTCCAACCACCTGCTGCTACATTATATAGACCGTTATTTGCACCAGTACTTTGATTCTTAACTAGTACTCTATCTCCAGCTACTAGCGCTACTCCGTCTACTGTCTGAGTACCGGAGAGAGTAATATCTGCTGTAGTTGCTGCGCGAACTGCGTCTTTTACTGCAAGCCCTTGACGCGTAGCGTCAACATATTGCTTAGTTGCCGCATCCGTATCTGCTGTAGGAGTACCTAATCCAGTGATTTTCTGTGCATTTAATGTTACGGCAGAAGTAGGAATAGCCATCTGATCTAGTCTAGATGTTCTTACCTGAGTATCAAAGTCGCTGATTTTGGCAGCAGTAAGAGTAGGGATATCTGTAGCGGCAAGTGTAGTACCAGAAGTTACTCTGCCTTTGGCATCTGTAGTTACTTTAGTGTATGTTCCCGCAGTTCCTGCAGCAGCTAGCGTAGTAGTAATAGTAGTAGTACCAGAACCAGTAATATCACCACTAAGAGTAATACTTTCATTACCAGTTAGATACGCACCTGCTGGCTGCTTATTATTAAAAGTAGTCCAATTAGTACTGGTTAAATATCCATCAGCACTACCAGTGGCCGCAGCCATACTTACGGTAGCAGTACTACCTGATACAGATGCTGTTACTGGAGAGGAGCCTGCTACCGTTGTGAGATAATTCTGAGATTTAACAAATCCAGTAGTTGCTACTAATGTACTATTATCTGAGGAAGTTTGAGTTACTGCAGTTAGTGAACCAGTATGGGTCTTATCTCCACTAATGGTCTGATTACTAGTAAGAGTTGCAAATGCCCCTGAGCCCCCGATAGCATCTACAGTTGTTGCAGTACCTCCCGCACCGCCAGTGCCTTTACCATAATAAAGGGTGTTATCTACTTCATTGAATGCTAGTTCAGCATTGGCTAGACCTACAGGAGCACCTACAGCCCCTGTAGCTCTACGTTTAATACGAATTGTATTTGCCATCAAAGGCTCCTTTTAAAAATTGCCGCCTTCGGTCAATTGTTCCTGTGGTCGATTAATCCAATTAGTTCCATTAAATGCTAATAAATCGTTAGCGGCTATTCCGGATACTACAATTGAATAAGATCCTATTGTAGCACCTCCGGGAGGGCCTGGTGGGCCGGGAAGTCCTGATACTACTATAGTACTATTACTTGGTTTATCTACAATAATATTACCACTAGTGCCCGAGCTAATAATATTACTAGTTTCTATAATATTTATTAAGTCCATTATTATCTCGTAATTTCTGTGTCTAGAGTAATTCCACCGAAGATGAATGGTAGTACTAAAGCACCATTTACTAGTTCTAGGCTATATACTGCTGTTTTAAAAGTAAATAAGGCAGTATCTGTTGCAGAAATAATAAAACTAATAGTCTTATTACTATTATCAATAGTAATCCCACCATTAGCAGTGGTAAGTTCCTTAATAATGGTACTACTAGTAACCTTTTCGCGAATCTGCATGCGCGCAGTATAGTCTGTTAGATCTACTGGTTGGTTATATTCTAATATACCACTACCGGCAGTATACGCAGTATACGTGGTAGCATTAATAGAATTAAAAGTAAGAGAATTAGCACTAACACTAGTAGCAAGTATATAATCACTAGTATTGGCTTCTTTCATACCTAGTACATTAGAGATTTTAACTCTCCAATTTGCAGGTGCTCCGTGTGCTGTAGCAGTTACTACCATTGGAGCAGTTTTTACAATATTAATAATAGGTACGTATACTTTTACATCGCTTTCCCAGCGCAACACTTCACTAAAAGTACTGCCTTGGTAGATCTTGAAATTCAGTTTAGTAGGTGCTGCCATACATTCTCCTTGTTGGCGTCAGATAACGTCTATGTAGCACAAGTATATTATGCTGGTATATTTTATGCTATTATATCATGTAGGCATAGTACAGTCAAACCAAAAAAAATCCAACCTGAGTTGGATTTTCTTCTTAGGGTCTTACCAATGCTTCTAATTTAGATATCCTAATATTTTGTTCTTTGATGGTTTCTAGTAAGAAAGGAATAATAGCAGAATAATTAACAGATTTTATACCTTCTATACCTGTAGTTACTACATTTGGTACTACTTTTTCTAAGTCTTGCGCAATAAAACCGTAGCTGCTGCCTGAACCATCTTTCCAATCGAAACTTACGCCCTGTAATTTATCAACAATACTAGAAGCATCACTAATATTTTTAACATTAGTCTTCTTAGTAATATCTGATAATGAGGCGTATATTGTTGCACTTAGTGTACCTGTGCTGGGATTGAAATATAACTTAGTACTAGTTACTTTCGCCGTACTCTGATTACCTGAAGTAGCTGTAGCTATAATAGGATAATATGAGTCGTCAGTAGTAGTATCATCTGAGACTGTTAAACCACCGCCAGATCCACTAGATGCGGCAGTTAATCTACCTTTGGCATCTACAGTAATATTTGCTGTAGTATAGGATCCAGGGGTAACTGCCGTATTATCTAAAGAGATTGCAGGGGTACTACCACCAGTAGATGTTATAGGGGTGGTACCAGTAACCGCTGTTACTGTACCTACATTTGCAGTAGCACCTGATGCTATACCATCTAATTTAAGTGCATAAGTACTGGTCATATAACCATTAACGGAGGCCGTAGCAGCAAGCATACTAATAACCGGGGTACTACCACCAGTAGATGTTATAGGGGTGGTACCAGTAACCGCTGTTACTCCACCGGGGGATCCATTAGATGCTGACGTAATCTTGCCCTGAGCGTTTACTGTTAAATTAGTATTAGTATATGCACCTGCAGTTACTGCAGTATTTGCTGCAGCATCCACCACAGCGGTATTTAAATTTATAAAATTTTGATCAAGTTGAGCGTTTGTTAGTGGCACCCCTGCAACCGTTGCTCCAGTACCTGCTGTTTGCCTAGTAGTAATAGCTGCCATTTCAAACCTCTTTTATTAAGATGCAGTTAGTGTAATTTTCCAAGTAATTCTTAAACTATCTGTGGTAAGTTTATTAACTACTGCAAATACTGTTCTGCATAGTAGAATACCACCAACTGCACTTTGAGTAAAAATTCCTGCTTCCGTGATAGCTGAATCTGCAGCAGGATTAGATACCCCAGCCCCAGCCCCGTCTGGATCAGCTACGAAATCTGCTACATATGTAATTACATTTGCAGCAACTGTACCTGTTGTGGATACCCTGGTACCAGTTTCAGTTTTTAAGATAGTACTCGAACCATCTTCAGCAGTTTGACTAGCATTGATTCCTACTGCCATATGGGTCATAAAAGTAGCGGGGGTAAGATTACCTAGTCTTTGTAAAATATGATTTAAGCCATTCGCAGTAACTTTATTTGTTACCTGTCTAGTATCTTTAATTCTGCCTTGTGCATCAGTAAGAACAATATTTAAATTGCCTTTAATACCTAATTTCTCATTGGAATTCATATTAGTTCTTTCTTTAAATTAAAAAATGCTAGCAGTTCCGACGTAGTCTTCGAGAAAATAACTGCTATCTACATACGTTATACGTAATAGTGTACCGGTATCTACTATAGTTGTAGGATCATTATAGGATCTATTAAATGCTACTACTCTTCCTATAGTATCTCCTATACTTATAGGATCGGGTATATTTTTACTTGTTCCTATACTGTAAGTATTTGCTACACTTGTAGGGTCTGATACATTCTTGCCTGTTTCTACGCTATAGGTATTAGCTACAGTTGTAGGGTCTACTACGTTCTTACCTGTTCCTACACTATAGGTATTAGCTACAGTTGTAGGGTCTGGAATGCCTTTATCAAAACCTTTACTAGAAATAATATCAGCTACACTAGTAGAATCTGGGATACCTTTACCAAACTCCTTACTAGTAGTATCGCTAGTAGCTGCAGTATCTAATAAATAAAGTATCTGTACAAATATGCCCTGTACTACTGTAAGTGCTAAATTACTAACTTGACTTATGATGGAAGTCTTATTACTAGTGGCAACGATGTTTGCTATTTTATTACTGCTACTAGTTAAAGTGCCTACAAGGCTTGACTTTAAACTTGCTACTACTTGCCACATACTACGGGTATGCTATTACAACATCATTAGATAAGGGGGTAGGCCCAACTTCACCACGTACGTAGAAAGTAAGTAAATCATATATAGTTTCTCTACTACCATTATTTTTATGTACCAATTCTATTTCTGCTTCATAACTGCTAGTAGCCAATTTTAAATCATCGACACCCCAGGCAATAATACATTGGCCAAGCGTCGACCCACTTTGAGTAGATACAGTAATACTGCCCCCGGCCACACTACTTAGTTTACGTTGAGGGCTCTGAGTAGAACCTGCGGCACGTATCCACATATAAACGTAATAATCTGTTAGATTTACTGCAGTACCTGTTACCGAGTCACTTATAGTTAATTTCAATTGTGGAAGTGTATCGCCGTGTACAAATCTTATAGCATCAGCCATATTATGTTCCTTTTGCCGTATAATTAACCAAAAAATATTGGCACTATTAGTTTTAATTGACCTTATTATATCATGTAGGCATAGTATAGTCAAACCAAAAAAATTCCAACCCGAAGGCTGGGAATTTTTGTTATACTTCTTCTATCTCGAACTGAGTGGAGTATATATCCAGCATATCATATGTAATTCCTGGTAGAGTAACCATCTTACCATAAATTTGATGCGCACGTTCCATTTCAGCTTTTATTGTAGTACTTCCATTATCTGGAAATAAACTAACTAATAACGGTCTTGGAAGTCCATTACCTAGCATAATCTTAGTTAACTGAATGCGATCGCTAGGGTCTAACCACTTTAGGTCAAAGGTAAGACAGCTGTATCTAGGTCCACGTTGAGATACTAAATCACCAGATTCTGTGCGTTCATGCGTGCTCATGTCTTTCATTGAGTTGGTCATACCATATCCAGTATTATACTTAGGAGTCCAGTACTGTCCCATAATTAGTCTAGATACTTCAATGTAATGTCCTGTACCCGCTGGTCGAGTATCTGTGATTTCAATATTCCAGTATCTGCGTGCAGTAGTATCAGATAGCCATACCCTGGCGTATGTGCCACCTCCGTACGCGTATGTATTAGCACCCACTGAGTTAGTTCCCCAGTCTGGTAAACTTAAAGTATTCCAAGGACATGCTAGTACAGCAGTTGCATTATTCGCAGGAGTTACTCCAGGATTATCAATCTGACTTTCTGCGTTTGCTGCAAATGCTATGTCGCTACTCTGTACTTTAATAGTTGCAGTTGAGGATACTAAGTTAGTAAAAGCTAACACCACTCCTTGAATCGATTTAGCACTACCCAGATCTATTGTTAAATAAGCTCTAACAGTAGTACTCGATACTGTGGTAGGACTCGATCTCCAAATCAAACCTTTGGCATCTTTCTTTAGATTATTTACTGAGGGTGTTCCTGACTGAGTACTAGATGCTGTGATTGTAGTAGTTGATAAATCAACTACATTATTATAGATAATACGTAAATTATTTGTTGCCATACTAATCCTAAATTATGCGGTTGGAGGCGTTGGCCAAATAATGTTAAAGGGATCTGACTGAGTAGTTATATCCCTTAATGCTTGACGGTAATCTTTCCAGTTTTGTGAGATGGGAACACCTGTATCTGAAGCCTTTATAACTCGCCAATCTGATTCTTGGAGAAGTTGATCTCGTTGAGATTTAACTATATACCATTGTTGATCTAGTTTTTCTTGAGATGAACGTAAATCTTCCCAGGACATAGTATTATTACTCCATTTAGCTGGATAATAGGGTCTATTATCTTTTAAAGCTCTTTGTTCTGAAGTATATGCAACATATTCGTTATTTGAAACGTACCCATCGTTAAAAGAAATATAAGCTAGAGTTTCTAATAAAGTTAAATTAGGTCTATTCTGTGAAGATAATTCATTATCTTCACATATACTAGTAATTTTAATATTTCCAGTTGCATCATATAATACAAAGTTTTTCATTTTTTCAATTCCATAATTGCACCGTATACTTCTATACTGCTAAGATTACCCGAACTACTAGTTGTTACTATCGTCCCTGAATTAGTTAAAGTTGTATAATAGCATACTACTTGAAAATAGTAAGAATCTGCAGGTTTTCCAGTAAAAGTACTCATCATAGTAAAACAATCTCTTACCCATGTATTACCTGCAGAGGTATTAAGTCCAGCAGGTACTAAAAATTTAGTTAAACTAAAACTACCTCCATAATAATTAATATCATTTGTTTTATATAAATATAATATTACATTTAATGATATATATGATGCTGAAACAGTAGTATGTACTCCATCCGGTTTTATAATAACAGATATAAATATATTGCCACCATCAGTAGTAAAATTAGGCAGATAGACAGAAGTTCCACCGGAAATTACAGATAAAGGAGTTATTTTAGTCACAGCATTAGCAGTAATATTTCCAGTACTTATTACTTCTCCATTCAAATAGATTGCAGACCCAGTACCCACAATACTAGAAGTGGCTCCACCTGCTGCAAATGTGCCGTCAGAATTAAGTCTAGTACCAGTTCCGGATGTTATTTTAGTACCAGTTAGTACTGGAGCCCCAATTACAACACTACCAGCAGTAATACTGCCTAAATCTGCGGTGATTGCAGATAAACTGCCGACTTTGAAGTAACTTAGATAAGGAGTGCTCCAAGTTACTGTACTACTTCCTGCTGGTGCAGTACCATCAGATTGCCATTGTGCCTGGGATCCACTTAAGTTAACAGGAGAAATAGCTGTATACTGCCAAACTGTAGTAGTTGCCCCACTCCCCGCCCCTCCACTAGGTACTGCTCCAACATTACTAGTAGCCCCAACGGTTGGAACAGTAGATGAACTTTCTGTTCTAATATAGATAATGAAAACTTGAGCTCCTGTAGCTCCTGGATCCCCTGGATTCCCTGGATTCCCTGGATTCCCTGGAGCTCCAGGAGTACCTTGCTTACTCTTACTAAACGTCTGAGTCTTCACAACACTAATGGCAATTCCGGTTGAAGAAACCCCTGTAATAGTATAATTAATTAAAGCTGTACTAACTCCGGTGTTTATGCCAGTTAGTTGTGCAACTCGTGCATAACTACCTAGATCAGTAATAGCTCCTATGGTTAAATCTCCAAGTGGATTAGATGCTGTTACTGTCCAAGTACCCGCGGCTGTTCCAACTCCATCATATACTAGCTGAGTTAAGCCCTCGTATAAATATATATCAGTACCGCTGCCTGTAAATACTGGACTTGCTCCTGTACTATCAGTAGGAATTGTGTGAGTTTCATTAGTTAATATAGCAGATATACCGCCAAAACCTGCTTGTAGTTTAACAATAGTAACACTATCACTAACTATTTCACTATCAAGAATAGTTGCCAATACTTGCACAGAATTAGCAGGCTTAGTGCCTGTAATAGTAGTACTACCAACTGTAGTTGCTGATAGAATAGTTACTGTATAAGTACTACCGACGTCTCCTGTACCTGTTAGCAATGTTTTAATTACACATCCTGCGGATACTCCAGTACCAGTTAACGTCATTCCAATACTGATAGTACCGCTAGTTATTGCACTGACTGTTAAGGTTGTTGCAGTAATACTTCCAGTAAATACTGCAGTACTAACAAAATCAGCACTGCGTAGATATACTATATTAGTTGCAGTACTAGTACCAGTTAAAGAACTTCCACCTGTAATTGCAGCGTATAAAGGGATACTACTAGGTACTGTAGTCCAAGTAATATTATTAGCAGTATTTGCTTTACTAGCATTAATAGAAATATACTGTGTAGCAGGAGATAGAGCTCCTGTACCATCATAAGTAAAAACCTGAGAATTAGCACTTACTACTATGCTTTTAGCGCTAGATACGAATCTGTCTTCAAATACACTGGCTTCAAGTATTAGATCTCGTGCATTAGTAGCTGTTGTTAGATATGTCATTAAATAATTACCTCAACGTCAACGCGGTTAGTAGACCAATTAGGAAGAAGTGTTATAACTTGACCAATTACGCCACTACCTGAATTATATAGGTTAAACCTACTGTGAATTAATGTTACTTGTTGCCCCAATTTTAACCCTAATAATTTAGATATACCTGTAAATCTATAAACAATACGCTGGCTACTATAAAAATCTAATCTACGTTTTGCTTCTGCTAGAGCTTCCTCAGTTTTTATTAACTGCGTATCAGTTTGGGTTACGTCTTGAGATAGTGCGTATTTACTAATTACATACTGATTTAATTCTGTTAAACTCAGCCACTCTTGCGCAAACATATCTTTGTGTGCAGGTAAGATTCTTGTAAGTAAATTACTCTGTATCGTATAGTTTTTAGCATAACCTAATTTAACTGCGCCTACTACTGGCAAACGGTTACTAATAGCCAAAGAGTTATATACAATATCTGATTCAGTTACTGTGGTAATATCTCGATCGTTAACATATCCTGCACCATAGCGTAATATTTGCAACTTACCAACGCGCGTAATAAACAATTGACAGCCTATACTATTAACTATTTGTTTACATACTGTTAATACATTAGCAGTATCGCTAACTACAACACCTGTCAGGCTCGATGCTGCTGCGGATAAGTTGGTGAGGTCTAAGTCTGTATAATTAAATCTAGTATTTTCCTTACCATACTGGGTGGCTATTAGAGAGACTATACTTGCAATATTATTTGAATAAGTGCCTGTTACTAAAGCTCCTGTAGTTAAGTTAATAGAATTATTAACTCCACGTACACTACATGTAATAGTACCCGCAGGTTGTGAGGCTAAACAAAAGATTCCTACTGAATTATCTACAGCACTAAATTCTCTATTTATACTTACTTTGTATAAACCTGTGGATTTAGTACCATTACCTAAATACCCGGTACCGCCATTCTCTACAATAATACTTGTGGCAGCCCCTGCACCATTTACACCAGTTATATTTATTATTGCTAAGGTATTAACCCCCGTAATACTTACACTAGTAGAAGTAGGTAAAGTATTATTAACAGTAAAGCTGCTTCCACTACCGCCATTAATAACTGTATTACTAGGTATACCAATACCTGTAACTTTCATGCCCACACTTATTACACCAGAAGTTACTGATAAAATGGTAAGAGTAGTATTGGCCATATTAGCTGTAAAGACGGCATTAGTATTACTGTTAGAGTCAATTACATAGACTTTATCGCTTATCATGTAATTACTACCTCCAGCAGATATACTGGCTGCTGTAATTACCCCTGAAGATACTGTGGCTGATATAGTTAAACCAGTAACTATATCAGTTTTAAGAGGTGCACCGTTATCTCTAATTTCAACTAGAGCACTTGAAGGTGCGTTGTTAAACATATACTTAAGTAACGATGGATCCATTACCATTGGAGTAATGTTAAAAACTTCTCCAAATACTAGTGGTTTAATGGCATCTATATTTTGCTGTCCGCCTGCCCAAGTTCCGTATGGGCCCAGCTTATCTGAAGTAAGAGGTGCATTAAGACGTTCTAACTTATCTCTGATCTTAATATTAAATGAGACTCTATTTCTAGAGTCTGCATCATCAATTACGCCATTGAATATATTTTTAAATTTGGAAACTATTTCTGCTAAATTTGCACACGTCCAGCGCGCATCCCCATAATAGATTTTAATAGTTCTATTTGACCATACGTACTTATCTTTATCAAAGTAGGTGTCGTACTCGCCATTGTGATTGGCTATCTCAATATCCCCAAAAGTCATTGCACCCGAACCATCCGCAGATAACGTTTCATTTAGGGTAATGTTATTTTTAATTATAGATAAGAAGCTAATTGACCCATCAGTTGTAATGTAGTTATCGGTAGACAAATATAAATAAGTATTTGTGGATGTAAGTACATTATAAACTTGAGCTTCAACTAGGACGATTCGGATTGCGCTAGAGTCTTCTAGCCATGCTTGTTCATACTGAGTATACATCTTCTTTTCCTATTTAGGTAAAACCCTAGCTTTTAGGCTAGGGTTTTATTTATTACTTAACCACCACCTTGAAGAGCACTACGATCTAAATAATCTTGATAGGCTATAGCATCTAATTGAGCGGCAGTAAGTTCTGCAGTTTGATTAGCTACTACTGTTGCATTAGCTACAATCTGAGCTCCTGTAGAATCATTGATAGCCGTAACAATTGATCCAGTATCTATAGCATCCCCGACAGCCTTAGCTAAGAATCTGGCAAAAGCCTCGCTACCCAGATAACCAAGAGATGCAGTATTATCAGACATATTAAAGTTTAAGTCATCAACATTAGTATTTAGCGAACGCATACTAGTATCTAGAACGCTGCTTGCATTTAAGTTACTATTAACAGCAGTAAGTACGGATGCAGTATTACTATCCACCCCTAAGCCGAAAGCTCCTACTGCAGTAGTTAATGCTATAGTACTGGTATCTAATGCCCCAACACTAAGTACTAAAGAATCATTAACTACAGTTATTCTTGCAGTACCATCAAGTAAAGCGACAGAGGTTACTGCCATAGCTGCTTCATATGCAGCAGTAGATGCAGCTGCATCTGCAGCAGCTTTTTCTGCAGCTGTTTGCTGTACAGGACCAGCTTGCTCAGTAGGATTAAGTGCTGCTAATAAGTTTGTTTGCCATTGATTAGTAGCAATATCCATAGCTATTCTAGCAGTTTCTGTTACTCCTTGTGCAGTTAAAAAATCTTGCATTAATTTAGATGTTAGTGTAGCACTGGCATCAATACTAACTAGTGGCCCTAGAGCCTCCAGATTTTTCTCAGCTAAGGTTTGAGTTCCACTAACTGAAGTAATAGTATCTGCAATTATTTTCTGCACACCTGCTAGATCGTCACTATACTTACTTGAACTAGCATTTAGTACCTTGGAAGCATCTAAGAAAGCGGATGCTGCTTGTGGTAATTTAGCTGCTGCTGCTTGTTGTGCGGCTAATTGGGCTGGAGTACCAGTAGGCCCCATCGCCGCTGTTTGGGTAACTAAAAGTTCCTGTTGTAGCGCTGCATAACGTTGTTCAGGGGTCATAGTACCTTGAGCACTAGTTTTTAAGCTAGTTTGATAATCTGTTAGAGTTGTAACCGACCCCTTCAAACTGTCAATAGTTGACTTAACTGCAGTAGCTGCTTTATCTCTTGCTGCGACTTCGTCCGTTAGAGCATTAATATATTTCTGAGTAGCTACAAGACTAGGGTCCATAGCTTTAAGTTCTCTATCTCTAGAAGCTTTTAAGCTGGCGGCTAAAGTCTTTTCAGTACCTATTAGTTTCCTAATTGTATCTGTCTGACTATCCCTGGAATCTGCTAGTTTTTCTTCAAACTGAGCTACTGCATCAAAGCCAGCAGACAAAGCTATTAGTTTTGCGTAAGTTTCAGCACTGGTTTCATTTGTAATCTTGAAACCTAGGATTAACTGTTTAAACTCATCTCTAGTAGTAATGGTACCGTATGTTAAATCTACTAATGCAGTATGTAGAGCATCTACTCTAGGTGTAATCTTTTCACGATCTGTTAAGAAAGCCTCAGAGAATGCTTTAGTATTTTCTGTAAATTTATCTAATCCGCCAGAAGCTTCAATAATTGTCTCATAAAGAGCTATATTATTAGTAGTCATACCAGCATTTGCACGATTTATGTTATTAACAGCCGTATCATAAGCTTTCTGAGCTGCTTGTACTTGTTCAAAAGTAGCTCCAAGACTCGAAATAGACCCCATGCCGCCGGGGTCCGGTGTTTCAACCACTGTATTTCTAGCTGCTGTTACTTGACGCAGATTCTCTTGCGCTCGGTTCCTTGCATCGTACATAGCTGTGGTAGCAGTGCTTGTAGTTTCATCTAACTTCGTAAGACTAATGCCCAACATTTGGAAGTTTTTATTTACTACCATAGTATCATTTGCAAGTCTTAAAACTGTATCGCCAAAGGTTTCTCCTGCTTTTTGATACTTTTCTAAAGAACTGAAAAGGTCTTTAGCAGCTAAATCTAATCCCGCACTTATAACTTGTAAAATAGCATCTGATTGTTCTGAAGGTTTTAGTCCTAGAATAGACGCTTTTATATCGTCGGGTAGTTTAAGTTTTCTAAAACTTTCTAATATATCGTCGGACATACCAAGACCTAGTGTACTACCTGCTTCCGATAGAGCATCTCCAACAGATCTTATTATACTGGAAACTACTCTTGCTAAGTCGGTTTCATTATTAATAGTTTTTATTTCACTATTAGCATTAGTTTCAGAGCCGAATCCAAATAAGCCACTAGAAGTAGTCACGGTATTAATATACGAAGATAGTTCTCCTGTCCTATCGATTAACTGTCCAAAACTTCCTGCTAGTATTACTCCGGCATCTACTACTGCGCTGGTACTTTTACCAAATAACCAATTTCCACTATTTATATCTGCTGGTTTAATATTAAGTCCAGGAATTGATCTAAGAATAGCAGTGCTAAGATTAGCAGTATTATCTTTAATTGCTTTAAGAGCATCTAACATCTTATTAGAATAATCTAATCCGTCAAACGAATACTTCTCAATATTAGCAATACCATTTGCAACTGATTCTGATTTTTGAGTAGGGTCGCCTAAAGCACCTGCTCCCGTATCCATTAACTTACCATCTCTGTATACTTGACCCGTACCTTGAACTTTTTGCTGTTCTTCGGCTGAGAATCCTGCTGGTGGTTTAGAAGGTCCGCCCCCAGAAAATCCTAAAGCAGCTACAACTGCCGCTGCGGCGGCCCAGCCCCAGGGTCCCATCATTGCACTAAATTTAGCAAAAATTCCTGGAACAGCCGCTGCAATCTCACCTGCAGCGGCTGAGTTAGCTGCTGCTATTTCTACAGGTACTGCTGCAACTGCTGCTGCAGCGCCGGTTTCAGCAGTAAATACTTTTGCAAATAATTTCTTACCTTCAGCAAATAAGGACGTAGCCATCTCTTTTGCTTCCATGGCCAGCTTACTAATGTGCATTACTTTCTCTACATTAGCTAGTATTTTATATGCTGCAGTTTTCTCAGAAAACATATTTTTAGCGGAACTAATCGTTTTAGCGTTCTTTTCAAACTCTAAATTCATAGAATCTTTAGCAAATTTCTTCTCTAAGCTAATTTTGGCTTTATTACCTTTTTCGGTAGCGTCAGCAATTTCCATAAGATGTTGTTCTGGTCCTTGATCTGCTATTGAATTTATATCCGCTTGAGTCTGTGCCTCAATAGCAGTCTTATCTGCCGCATACTTCTTATCAAGGGCTGTACGTGCATTAATAGAATCTTGATTAGCTTGAAGTAAACCTGTCAAACCTTCTCCAAATTTCTTGCCAACATCCCCCAATACTAGGGCTAAACTATTAGTACTTGCTACTAGATTATCCATTGCGTACTTTTGATCGTCTAAGATCTTCTTTTCAGCGGCTAGTTGTAATTGTGTTTGTTTGCTTATTTCTATACCGTATAGTTTAGAAGCATTTTGAGCATCTATGCTTGATTTCTGTAAGTTTAATATATCTAGGTTTTTCTTTGCGGCTTCATCAAATACTGCAATTGTTGCTGGAGTTGCTCCAGCTTTTTCAAGGCCTGCCCTATCTATGATATTTTTTGCTGTAGTAGCAGCTATTGTATTTTCTATAGCTAACTTTTGTTGACTATAATCTATAGCCTGCTTACTGATACTTAGTTCAGCTATTCTGATAGCTATTTCTTTATCACTAATAATTCCTAAGGCTTGACGCATACCTAGTTCAGCTTCTAAATTAGCAATTGAAGTCTGCTTAATGTTGTTCTCAAACTCTAGAGTTTTAGTTTGACGTTCTCTGTCTATAACTGCCAGAGATTCTGCACCAGTTAAACGTTCGATTAATTGTTCAGTATCTTGTTTTCTTTCTTTTTTAGTCCAACTAGTTTCATTTTCTCTTACTTTTTCTCTTAGCTCTTTTTCAGTTTCTATTGCTTTTATACCGGCATCGCTAGTTTTATCTTTAATATTACTTAAAACTAATTCTGCAGCTTTTAAGTCCGAATTTAGTTTTATGCTATCTTCTGCTGCTTGTCGGGCTGAAACCTCTACTTCATATTTTTGTCGTTTAACTACCAGTCCTTCGTTATAAAGTCCTAATAGTTTTTCTTCATCTTTCAACGTAGTAACTATATCTGCTGCTACTCCACCCTTGCGCTGTTGTGATTCAATATTTTTCTTTGCTTCTCCGCGTATATTGCCTACTTGCCCCTCTAGGTTAGCTACCTTTATTTGAGCATCTAACTTAGAAATAACAGCTTCTAGACCCGCCATATTAACATATAGCTCTTTAGCTATGGAGGAAGCTTCTGTTCCTGTTTCGGCTGCACCTTTTCTTATTTCTTTTGGATTAGCCTTACCTTCACCATTCTCTGCAAAAAATCTCTTTTTACTACTTTCCAGACTTATCCGTTTAGCAAAAGCTTCGGCTAAAGCTTTTGCTGAGTCGGCTATAACCTGTTTAGGATCTATTACAGGAGTTTTAAATACCTCTATAGCATCTAGTACAAGTTTAGATATTATATTTTGCTTTTTATTTAAGTCTTCTACCCCCGCAGTAGCTGTCGTCTTTTCAAATTCAAATATTTTCGCTGATTCGGTACTTTTACTTACTCCATTAGGTAGAGCTTTAGCTATAGCTTGTCTATCTTGAGGTAGCAGGTCGTTTACGGTGATAGCCCCTTGAAGCGTAGTAAAAGCTTTAGCTTTGTCATCGCCCTGTTTATTTTTAGATTCCCAGGCATTTGATATAGCTTTTAACGCATTACCTTCTAGGGTGGTCTGAGTAAGAATTTCCATAGCTAATCTATTACGTACTAAACTTTGGCTTAGATCATAAGAGGCCCTAGCTACTGCTTTTTGGTTTTGTAATTCTTTTACTTTTAAATCTGCCTCCATAGAAGCAGTATTAGCCCCTAAAGAAGATAGAATACTTACGTATCCTCTAGCACTGATAATACCTGCCTCTACTATAGCATTCTTTAATGATATACCTACCTTATTAAAGGCTTGTTCTATTAATCCTCCAGTAACTTTAGTATCAAAATAGGACACTAAAGTCTTTGAAGAGGCCTGTATAGTTGAAAGTACTTTTCTAGCTTTAGCTAATTGTTCTTCTACAATTAGGGCGTCTACTCCTTGAGCACTTTTAGCCCTTAATTCTAGATCAGTTACTTCTACACTAGCTTTTTGATACGCGGCACTTAATTCAAGTATCTGCTCTTTGTTATTTATTAAATCTCTAGATACAGAATCTGGAAAAATAGTAATTAAATTGACATCTTTTACTATTTTACTTAATGCAATAAGACCTTCTTCTGGATTTTTGAATGCTTTAGTTAGTCTATCTGCTTCAGCAAGCATAGAAGTTCCTAACTTACCTCCTACATCAGTTAATTTTGTACTAGTCGCTATATCCGTAACCTGTTTGGAGATTTCAGTAAATCCTGCATCTAGAGATGTCAAAGAACTAGCGGCATTATTTATAGCAGCATTAACTTTGTCTAATTCTTTAGTTATAAAACCAATATTTTCGCCACCTTCTATAGCTACTTTTAATCCTGCTATACGTTCTTTTTTAGTACCAGATGGGTCATATATACCCGATAATTTCTTCTCAAATTCAGCTCTTAATTTTTTGTCTTTTATTAGTACTATAGATTGGTCAATAGCATTAGTTAAATTCTGTGCTAGAATATCTGTATTGCTTTTGACTCCAGGGATCTCACTAAAGATACCTTCCCAGAATCTATCCCATCCATTTTGAGATGTTGTAAGTTCCGTAAATGCTTTTAATTGTTTTCTAGTAGCATCAGTTAAGTCGTTAAAAGCATTTGCAGTTTGCTGAACGCTTTCAGCGCTTAGAAACTTCTTCTTAGAAATATTATCTAAAGTATTACCCACATTTTTTAAAGCACTATCTAATAAATCACTGGCTGCCGCAAAATTAGCAGATTCTTTAATAGAAGTTGAGAAAATAGAATTAAGTATTTGGAATACTGCTGTTACTATTCCAATTATCATTAATATTCTACTAAGGGTACCTAGAAGAGCATTTAGTGCCCCCGTTAGAAGTTTAACGGAGCCTATAGCCATAGTTGCAGCTGCACTAAAGAATCCTAACTTCTTACTAGAATCTGCGAAAGCTGCTCCATTAATATCAAAACCTTGTCTAGCAAGGCTTAATTCTTTTATTAGTGCCCTAAATCCTGCTCTAGTTCCGTCAATAGCTTGAGTTTCAAGACTATTTTGTACTATGTTACTTTTCTGTAGGCTTAATAGAGCTTTTCTTTCCGCATCTAGTAACTTAATTTCGCCTCTAGATGCGGTAGTAATAGCTTCGACCTTATTTAATTCTTTGGCTGCCAGAGTCGCAGCCTTTTGGGCTTTAATTACTTGATCTAGATGTTTTAGATCTTCTGCCTGTTTTGCCGCTAATCCGGGGGCTGAAATATACAGTCCGGCACGTGCCCTAATATCCTGTTCTAGAGATCTTTTTGCTTGTTCTAGTACTTTTAACCTGTCTGGTGTAATCTCTCCAACTGCACTTGTTACGGGGGCTTGGGGTCCTGCCTCGCCAATCCTACTTGTAGTTGTTAAAGCTGCTTTAACTTTGGGATTTAAATTAGGGTCCGATAGTAGCTTTTGTAAATTTAATGAACGACTATCTTCTGCATTCTGTAATCTCATTGCAGCAGAATTACCAAGTATCTCATTTCTTCTAGCTAACATCGAGGCACGTTCTTCGCGCAATGCGTCGATCTTTTTCTGAGTACTTTCAGTAACTAATTTATTTGATTCTTTCCATTTAGTTAAAGCAGGTACCAGACTACCAAACATTATTTTAGCTAATAACCCCAACGCTAAGAGTAGAGCTGTAGGATTTTGGCTTAGAAAATCTATAATAGGCTTCAGTACTTTATTTGCCATTTCAAGAACTTTTTGAAGACCGTTGGTTAGTTTAGCAAGTATGATATTATAACCATTTGTAGCTAGATCAATTGCTCCAAACTTCTTCTCGCCTTCATCTAGTACAGCATTAGCAAACGCTTGGCGTTTCTCAAAGTCTGTCAAACCTGATACACTCTTACCTATACTTCTAGCGTAAGCTTCTGTAGCAGGACCGATCTTAGTAAATATACCTAATTCATCTAGTAGTTCTGGTTCTAGCTTAGTAACACCGCGACTTAATCTGTCAAAAGCATTACTCATGTCTAAACCCAAAGCCTGGGATGACTTTTTAGCTACTATGCCTAAACGTTCGATGTTATCTGTAGAAATTCCGGCGGAGCTAGCCTTAGCCGTAGCTTTCATTGCATTTGCTAAAGATAATCCACCTTCAGTTACTTCGACTAATCTTTTAGCCATTGCCCCCAAGTTTTTACCAGAAGCTGCGCCTAACATATCTAGGCCCGCTGTTAAATTACTTATGTCTGCCGCTTTAGATAGTGCGGCAAATGCAGCACTAGCTGCGTATACGTTAGCAGCTAATGTAGCATATATACGTACTAAGCCATTGGCTCCCTGTGCTTGTTGAGAAAAGTTACCAGCAGCCGATCCAGTTTCTTCAGCAACCCCTCTGAACATACCATATCTAGATTGTTCGCTCAAGGCTCTGCTACCTGAGGTTCCGCCGCCACCAGTAGCTGCAGCCCCGCCACCACCAGTAGAACCACCCCCACCACCACCAGCTGCTGGAGCTGCTGCACCAGCAGCACGTGCAGCACGTGGGGCACCAGTAGATGCTCCCATGCCACCAAAGGGCATGGCTCCGCCACCTACGTTAATCCGAGCAGCAATTGCGGCAGTGTTTACTAATAAATCTCTTAAAACTTCTACGTTCTTTGTTACTTTTGCAATTGAGCCATTGTCCGATACATTAACGCCAATATTTACTATATTATCTGTTGCCATACATTCTCCTGGAGTTGCCAGTATAAAAATTTTATGTGTCACTCACATTTGCTACAATTATACCATCGAGGGTGGCACAAGTCAAGCTTGTATTTTTCTGCGAGGCGTAAAAAAGCCCCCTACTAGAGGAGGCTCTTTACTTTTTCGGTTTGCTATCATGAATCTGTTTTGCTCTAATTCTATCTATATGTAGAATTAGTTCATATATAGATTTATGATCTGTTTTCTCTATATCGTTCATCTCGAATATATCTCTGATACCATGAAGATTTTTGCCTATATAGTTACCGCCCATATAGTCCCAATTATCTTGCAGAGTATTATAGATACGTAGAGCATCCTGAACTTCTAAAGGTAAGTCATCGTATTCGACCGGAATCTCAGAATCTAAAGGTTCGTTGCCCAGCATCTCACACATTTCAAAATACTGGTCACGAGTCATGCCAACTGAGCTATTTTGAAAGTATGACTCCAGCTGCAGATTTACTTGCTGGCGCTGATCTTCTGAAAGTTTCCCAATTCTGTGACCTGTTCCGAAACCCATGAGTCAAAGTTGCTACTAGACTTCATTAAGAATAGAGCATTTTCATCGCTAAAGTCTAGTTCAGCATTCATGTCTTGACCGCTTAGGTCGACAGGTGCTAATTGTTCTAGAAATGATAGCTTGAAACCAGACCAACCCTTAATACATGCAGCTACGTATAGCTGTAAGAATAAGTCGTCATTTAGTTCTTCTGTTGGTTGGCGATTCTTAAATGTAATCTTAGTGGCCTTCTTACGAATGCCGACTAGGGTTTCACGAGATAAGAAACTTAGTTGAACCTTGAAACCTGCAAAACCAGGAAATTCTGCTTCAACTTGCTTACTAGGAACTAATAGTGATTTTAGTGATAGGCTAGTAACTGAGACTTTGTCAATTGACATGGATTGTATCCTTTGTTATATAAGAGAGAAAAAAGAGAGACGGTGATCAAGCCGTCTCTTGTGAAACTAATTAGGTAGCTGCGACAGTATCAGAGAAATAACGTACCAGTAGTTCATTATTGGCTGTTACATCGAAAGTCTGTGAATTAACTACATCAGAGACAAATCCTTGTGCGTTGAAATTGATTGTTGTTGCAACTACGTCTGCAATATTAACTGCAGGGATTTGTAGTACTACGCCAGGCATGTCAAATTCAACACGATTCTTTGCGGTCGACCCGCCCATTTCTAAACGTACAGCGTACTTAGGTTCTACGCCTGCATCTGTAGCTGATGCAGAAGCAACTAGTAGAGCATTTAGTAGTTGTCCTGCATCTGCAGCAGTTGAGCCGGAACCTCCAGTACGTAGATATGCAGTTACATTACCAGAAATTGAACGCTGGCCCGTATAATATCCAATCGGAGCATTAACAACAGCTAGATTAGTAGGAGTCTGATATGCAATATTATTAGCAATTGTAATATTACCACCAGTAATAGGGATGTTATATACTACTGCTGCTGTAGTTGTGTACTGTGATCCGCCAATATTACTCTTTAAAGTCATTGTTGATAACTTATTAGTAATGTACGGAGCAAGAGTAGGAGCAACAGCAGCGCTTGTTATAGCTGTAGCTGTCATCTGTCTAAGTCCGGTTCCTTTTCCTGTCCAAGCACACATAGCAATTGCATCTAAACCAAAATCAACAGACGCCTGATCCATAGCACAGTTATCAATTGCGTATAAAACGTTATCTACTGCAAAGATTAGACCAAATTTTAATAATTGATTTTTATTAGAACCCATAGTACTGACATAACTAAAATTATTTGCATCAGTAGTAGCAACGGTACCTTTACCCCAAGCTCCACTAGTAGCAACAGCAGCGGTAATTGTTGCTGTTGTACCTACGGCCGGGGCAATAGCATATTCAACTGTATACGTATTACTACTAACTGCACTAATTTTAACTGGTTGGTTAAAGCTAGTTGGAGTTACACCATTGATATTAATAATATCACCTACACCTAAAACTACAGTAGCAGTACTACCACCGTAAGTCTTACTTAAGGCAGCAGTTAGTACAACTGTAGCTAGAGGGCTAGCAGTTGCTGCAATTACTGGAGAAGTACTAGCTAGTCTAGTAATACTAGTTACTGTAGTACCTGCAGTATCTAAATTAGCATCTCCTAGAAGAGCATTCCATAAAACTTTCTCAGCTGCAGTAACTGGGCCTGTTGTAGCTCCTAGCGATGGTCTAATGTATGTGGAGAAAGAAAAGTCTACAGGATTTAATGCTGTGTTAAAGGCACGCTGTCCACGAGCAGGAGTGTCACCTGCTTCTGATAATTGGATTGTTGATTGTGTAGTTGCTTGACTAAATGAATAGCCATCTAATACTTGGATTTGAAAAGTATTAGTAGCAGAACTAGCAGTGGTCGCAGGCTCAACTACTTTACCTGCTGAGTCTACGTTTGTTGTGAAGTATACTTTTGTATTTCTACTTAGATTAATTGCCATAGATTTCTCCTAAATGGTGAAGTCTCGTCAAAGCGCTGACTAGATATTTATCTGTATATGCTTATAAGAGACTAGGTAAGGCATCTGCCTTATTACATGATTTGATAGCGCACTTGAAGATTAATTTCTCCAATTGCATAGGGGGCTAAAAGGCCTTCATCAGTAGTTATAGAAGTTAATAGAATTTCTGTGGTTTCGTAGTTATTAGTAGTATCATATACTAAGACACGATTAGCATCAATAACATTTTCTACATCTTCTAATAGGTCTTCTAGTAATTGTTGTGAGTCTTCGCCTTTACAGTAGATCTTTAGGCTTACACCTAAGTAACCCCAAGTAAAAGCACTTGGCATATACTCGCGAGCCTCTGACCCTGCTACTACGAAGACCGAAGGGAAATCGTTGGTCTCATCCCAAAACTTTAGTTTTGCAAACGAGTTGTTAAAAAGATTAGTTTTATATCCGCTAGAACCGTCGATGATTTTGAATTTTTCAGCAAGGGCTATAACTATGGAATTTCTTCTACTCATACTAGTACCGCCCTCATTCTGTTTCCAACCATTGTGGCTCCGATTTCTCTAATTGACCTAGATATTAGCAGTTTAGGGTCTCTGGTAGCCGGACTAGACTGCGCACCACCAAATGAAAAAGTTGCATAAGGATTACGCATATAACTATAGAAAGCAGTAATCATACCCTCTCTAGACTGACTCATCGTTTCTACTCTGGCAGATTCTGCAAAGCGTCCACTACGATAATTAAGAATATCTCTACGATCGCCTTTACCCATATTTTTCTCTATCTGGGAAGCTAGGCCTTGATTAAGAATATTCTGTATAGATACTAAACTAGTGAATTGGCCTCTAGTAGTACGTAACTTGGGACCGACAGGAAAAGACATAGCACCTGTTGGGCTCACTACTTGAGGATTTGCAAAAACTATAGGTTTAGCAGTACTTTTTACTCGTGTTATAGTTTTTACAGGAGTACTATTTGTTTTAACTATTCTTTCTTTTTCTGTAGCAGGTTTTCTACCTGACAGTATAGACATTATAGAATCTGATATAAAATCAATAATACTTCTGGAAGCTTTAGCAGATTCTGGATGCTTTCCAATTATATTCTTTATTATAATATTTTTTAAGTATGCTGTATATCTAGTACGACTTGTTCCAGTAAATCTTTTAGTTAATACAAAATCTGCTTTTTCTACTAGTGACGTCTTACTGGGGCCTTCTTGTTTTCTGCCCCTTTCTTGATTTATATCATAATCTTCTGGAAATGTTATAGTAACTCCCAGACTCATTAATACACCAAAATCCTTATCAAAGTCTTTATTTAGTTCTATAGAATTTGTAACTAAACCGCTTTTTTCTTTATATAATAACGCAGCATCATGAGGAGTTGTACCAGCAACTCTACCCAAACCTTTAGTTACTCCGTATACAGAAGAAGCAAATCCCGGAGAATTAACGAATCTACCTAGTTCTCTTCCATTATCCTTAGATATTACCATCCCATGACCAAAATTAGCTATATAACCTACACTTACTTGTACCGCATATTGTTGATATTTAATATTAGCATCAGTTATAATTTTATTAAGTATAGGAGTAATAGCAGAATTAATCTCATTATTAATTATTGTCTTCATAGCATTGAAAGACTTACCGAAAAATACAAAAGTATTATGACTACTTCCTAAAACTCGGTCAGTAAAACCAATTATAGCTTTTTTTCCAAAAATATTATTTAATTGTCTAGCAAAATCATATCCTAGTTTTACAGCTTCTGCATCGGTAATTGCATAAGTAGAATTTGTATAATTAAACAATGTACTACTTAATTTATTGAGTTCTTCTACAGGATTACCTGCTTGGTGTATTTTCATATGATATTCAGATACTTTTTTGAATATAGAATTACGCATATTATGCCACTGTACCGTATCTTTAAGAACTTTTACAAACTCTTTATACATATCTTCAATTTCAGCATCCGAGGGAGGTGCTGAAGGTATTGTCTTATTATAAAATTTTATATAAAATTCTTTTTGATTTTCCAGATGTTTTATTACTAGATCTGTTAATTTATCTACATTTAATATGTGTACATTTGGAATAAGGCTATCATAAGCATTTCTTAAATTATCTTCTATATCAAATATACGATTAAAAATAGCTTTATTTTTTGCATGTTTTGCTATATTAATACTTTCAAATTCCAGCGTATTTACTCGCATACCTACTAGAAACTTTTCTATATTACTAACTACGCTAAATTTATGAATATCACCTGACATGATTAATTATAGCTCTCAGTATATAGATCCAATACGCGCTTAATATTAGCAGGTAGGTCAGTATTCATAATGTAATCAATCTGGGTAGTGCTACTACCAGTAGCCTTATTACTTTTAACTGCCCACTCTTGCTTGAAGTAATAAGTAACTAAATCTAGTACAGCTAATCTAAGATCATAAGGCAATGTTTCATAGCCCGCTGTATAAATAACACGATAACCGTTAACACGCCTAGGGAACTCAGGTTCTGGGTTATAGCGCATAGTAGTACTAGTTCCTGCATAATAGTCAGGATAGTAGTTCATAGTTCTAATTGGAATAATCTGACTTGTTTCTTGGTCTACAGCATAATCAGTAAATTCTACAAGTTCAGTATACGTATTACCATAATCAGTGGAGTATTCAAAAGTACTAACTGCCAGTAAAGGGGTTTCGGCTACATTCAATGCAGGCCCGCCTTTAAATATTTCAGTCTTAGTATCGTTAACATAATCTACAAAACTTCTACGGCAGATTTGTTTTACTAAGCTACTAGTTCCAGTAATGATAGTGTTAAGTTGGGCATCCGACGTAGTACTAGTAATTCCTGCGTAGGCTTTATATTCTGCGAGTGTTACTAGATTTAGTCCCATATGTTTTCCTTTTATCTTTTCTAAAGCTCAGGCCTTAGAAAAGATAGGGAACCGAAGTTCCCTATCTTTAAGTTAGATTAGCTCCAACGTAGAGTTGCTACGCCAGCACCTAGATTGGTAGTGACTTGAGTCATACCAGTACGTAGGCTAGCTACTAGAACACGACGTTGAGTCTCAACTAGTTCTTGAGTGTCAAAACGTAGACCACGCTGATTACCAGCTAGGAAGTTACCAGGAGCAACGCAGATTGCGCCAATGTTGGTAGCAGCTGTAGCAGTACCGCCAGCCTTGGTTGGGAACTCGCCTGATACTAGAACGGGTGTGTTACCTAGTGAACCGACTTGACCAGTTAGTAATGTAGCTTGTACACCGACTTGGTTCATTGTCTGGAAAGCTGTATCGTCTAGTAAGTCGTAATAGACTTCGGTAGAAACGATATAAACTAGTTCAGCAGGATCTAGACCCCATGCACCTAGGCTCTTACGTAGGGCACGTAGATTAGCAATAGTACAAACACCAGTATTGGTAGGAGTAACTGTAGAAGTAGCATTGTATAATGCTAGACCCTTAACTGGGTCAGTACCAGAACCAGCACCTTGTAGATATGCACGGTCAACAGCACGGGCAACACGACGAACCATTGCATCGCGAACGATAGGCATTAGAACGATTAGGCTGTCTTCTTCTTCTTCGTAGTTCATGTACTCATTGGTAGCAACCTTATACGCATTTAAGGTGATTTCCTTTAGAGCGTGAGGTGAACCAGCACCACCAGCAGCGGTTGATGTACCACCAGCTGAGGTTGAAGTACCGAATGTTGCGTTGGTAACCCATGAAGCAACACCAGCTTCTGGATTAACAGGTAGAGTCATGACGTTAGTCTTCATGGCGATTGCACGAACGTTAGGTGCAACGATTAGACGTCTGCGAACTTCTTGTTCCATGTTTAGTGAAACTTCTAGTTCCCAAGTGGCTGAAGGTAGATGTTGGCCAGTCTTCTCAACGATTGACTTACCAAACTTTGTGCCTTCGATACCCTTGCCGGTGATCTTACCTAGTAGATAGGCTTTTTCACGTTCAGCATACTCAGAACCTTGACCAGTCTTGTCGCCAGCAAATTGCATCTTGCTTGCTTGGATCTTGGCTAGTTCGGCTGTTTTCTCAGAGATAGCTGCTTCTAGACCAGCTAGAGCATTCTTTGATTCTTGGTTTTGATCTTCGAAACGCTTTGTAACTTCAGCTAGAAGACGCTCAGCACCGGTATCAACGGTCTGGATTGAAGCAGCAACTGCAGCTTTAATCTTAGCTTCTAGATCTGCAGTAGCCTTGGCTTCTGAAAGAGCTTTTTCTGATTGAGCAGCTTGAGCCGCTAGTAGAGACTTGGTGGCTTGTTCGGCAGCACTGTTGGCAGCGTCAGCAAGCATTTGCTTTAGTTCTTCTGGATTCATTTTCCATTCCTTTTGTGTTGTGCTCATTGCTTCCGTTGTGGATTCTAGCCCTTTAGCTGAAGTGCCGTTGGGTGCAAATTGCTCTTTAAATTTACTGTAGTCTTCGTCGTTGTTAAACGCTTTAGATAAATTAAATACAGTATTCTGATTGCATGGTACTGAAACAATTGAAATTTCAACTAACTCTAGCTCTTTGATCATGAATACTTCAGCTGCAGCATTATACTCAGCATCCATAATTCTAAAACCAACACTAAAGGCTGTTAATACCTTGTCTTTAACTAAACTAAATATCTCTGCGGCTGCTGAGACTCTTGCTTTAATCCATAAACCTTTACCATCTACCTTATACTCAACCATGCGTCCTACTGGATCATCATAGTCATGCTGAGATAGAATAATAGGATTCTTCAGATAGTTTTGAATGCCCTTTTCCCAAACCGAACTAGGAACTACATCTCCTGATCTATCGATATCGTTGGTACTTGCGTATCCTTCGATAAAGATGGAGTCAATCTTGTCACCTACGGCTGGTAAGGTATCACTAATATCTTTAATGGAAAAAGCACTATTCAAATATAGTACTTTATTTTTTTCCATATTACTCCTCACTTATTGTGCCTTACCACCTGCTGGAGGTTTTGGGGCTGCCCCGTCTGCCGGAGGCTTAGGCGGCGCTCCACCTATATTAGGGTTTACTGCTGAACCGGCGATATTCACTGGTACTCGTAGTTCATCAAATCCAGGCATAGGCCCGTAACGTAACTCTACGCGCGCTTCGTTAGGACTAATAATGCCGCCATTAACTAATGAAACATTATACGCAGCTACGTCCTTTAATTCTGGTTGTAACGCAGATACATTGTATGTAACTGGTGCAATATCATATCCGAAATAACGTTCTAAAGCAGATACAAACTTTGTAACTACTGGAAGGACTGTTTCTAGATAGAATAAACGTAGGTTAGGACTAATATTAGCATTGTTACCGCCTTCTAATAGAATAGGCGGAACTCCTAAAGCACGTAGAATCTTAGCGTTGTGACTATCAACAGATTTTTCAAAATCCATCTCAGTAAATGACTGAGTTAAGTTAGCAAAGGGTTTTAGACCGCTATCTAGAATCATGGGGCGCTTAGCTCCATTCTTTGGACTGTAGCGGGCCTGCCAGTTAGCGATTGTCTTATCTTTAGCAATCTGACTTAGCGTATTCTCGCTAGTAAAGATTAAGCCTGCTACAGCTCCATTTTCGAAGAACTGTTCTTGGAAAGTCTGCATCTTGTACAGAATTTTGATATTTCTATCCGCAGATACTAAACGGCTCGTACCGCGATAGATTGATACACTATTAAGATCTTTAATATGTATAATCTCGTCAGGCTTAAATGTAATCGTTCTATTGTAAGTATACAGACTTACAAAAGTTTTAGTATCAGTTTCGATTGTGACATGTGAGGCGGGCAGATGGTATAGATGAACGCCATCGTAATAAATGAATATATTGCCTTCTAGGATAAAGTCAAGGAATAGATTGTTTCTAAAATCTTGTGCTGACTGATAAGGATTGGGCGTGTAGTTTAATAAGTTATTTAATGTTTTCTGTCTAACGCCATTAGCTATACCAGGTGCTTCTTTATCTTTAATATCGTAATCTAAACTGCTGGCGGCACTAACAATCATGTTAACGCCACGATTTACAGATTCTAGCTTATCAAATGCCTGCGCATAACTAATAACAGCATTGGTGTTGATAAACAACCCTTGCTCTCTACTAATCATTTCTTGCGCTGGATTCAACTTCTCGCTATTATCTGCAAACCAAGTATTCGGTTTGTACCAAGCCATAGGATTCCTTAATAGAATTGGGCAAAGGGAGATATAGCTGTAGCTACCTTGATAGGTTCTATATAGCCATCCTCAGATTTTGCTTTTTGTTCTTCAATCCATTTACCTTGTTTACTGGCACTAATTAAGCTAGGGGCCTTACCATACACGCCATGTAAAGATACGTGATGCCTATTACATAAAGTATAGACGTCTTCGTAGATTTCCTTATGGTGTACTTCAATAAATTGATCCCTTACAGCTAAGATACCTGCATCAGTAGAGATATCGTAGCCGCTTTTGTTTGCCCAGTTATTCAGTAACACGGTAAGTGAATGCGTGTGATGTAATTCTAAGTCGGCATGAGTATTACAGATATGACAAGAGTCCTTCTTATCATATGCCGCCTTCGCCCTATCTCTAACCCATTTAACTGGGATGCGGTTATTCCCCGTATTCTTAGCCATTTTTTACACCAAAGTTTTTAATTTCCTTATTATAGCATCTAGGCATGGTACTGTCAACACTTAAAATTTCATAGTACCAAAAGAAAAAGCCTCTGAAAACACAAGGCTTTCAAAGGCTTAGGAGAAAATTTTGCTGTACCAAGGTTGTGCCTTGTGATAATTTACTTCGTCTTTTAATCGTTCGATTTCTGTATGTAATGCTGCATGCAGCTTCTCTTCTAAAGGAGTGGGGGCAGGAGTAAATGCAGCAATCTGAGCTTTAAGTTCACGTACATCTGCATGTAGGCTAAACATAGTAGCTACATGGTCTGCTGTAGAGAATTTCAGTACTTCGGGGCTAAGAAGTAAGTTATTATACTCTACTTGAGCTAAAGCTTCTGGAACGCTAGTATTTAGAAGCATTGCCCTATCATGAGCATGAATACAATAAGTTTCCATAATATCAATATGGTCTGCATGGCATTCAAAGATTACTTCTATCTCTGGTACTCCGCACTTATTGTATTCCTGCTGCATCTTACTTGCTGCGTCACCTTTCTTAAATCTATCCGTATGTTGTTTCCAGCGCGCAGGAATATCAGCAGATTTTCCTATATAACATTTGCCGCTAGAGAAGATTAATTTATAAATGCCTGATTTCATATTGTATACGTATAAAGTGCGTAGCGTAAAGCATCCGCAATGTGAGAGTTAATATCGTGTTCTGGTTTCTCACGAATTAACGCAGTATTTTTACTCCATTGATATTGGTCTAACATCTTTAGAGTATGCTTACAGTGTGGAGCTACCAATAGGCGTCCTTGATCCACAACTGTCTGAACATATGCAATTCCCTCTAGGACTTGCTTCTTAGCTTTTATAGAAGCTATATCGTAGGTATATGCTAAGTCGCCAGCGAACTGAGCGGCTGCCGAGTCGATAAAGATAGACTCGATACCGTACTTAGCTACGAACTCACCGATTGCTGCAGCATGACCCTCAGTTGTAGCTTCTGACTCTTGGTACTCATCTACAACATGGAACTTGTCTAACTTACCATCGTATGCTACAACTACGAAAGCTGTAGGATCCCGATATCCAGGGTCCAATCCTGCAATATACTCCACACCATCAGAATGCTCGAATTCCTGCACGCACAGTTCGCTATCAAAGGTACCAAAGATCTGACCCTCAAATGTATTAAATGAGGCAAGGTATTCTTGGTCGAATTCTGCTTTGGACATAGATCTACGAGCTTCAGCTACGTCTGCATCAGTCATACGATCATTCTCGGTGTAATCTGCTTGTAAGGAGATCCATTCCTTATATTCAGGTTCAAACCCGCGCTGCCAGAATGTGCTAAACCAATTATGTTTACCACGTGGTGTCGAGATGAATATGGCTTTCGCATTTGCTCGATCTAGTGTAGGTCTCAGAGAAACATTGAAGGCTGCTTCACCGTCTGATCCTAGAGCTGCTTCATCGAATATGATAAGGTTATAGGATCGGCCCACTGTAGAATCAACTGTGGACAACGATCCCATTCTGATTGTGCTACCGTTGGCAAGTTCTATTACCTTATCTTTCAGATTATCTTTCTCCACTTCTAGGTCGAAGTGTTTAATTAGCTTGCGTTGCAGTTCAAAGCTGATAGAAGATAGATTATAGTTTGGTGACATGATTAGTACGTTAGATCCGGGGATCAATACTACTAACTGTCCTATAATGTTAGCAATGAATGTTTTGCCTAAGCGACGACTAAGAGCAGCACAGATAAACCTATACTTAGGATTATTAACTGCATTAATCAAAGCTATTTGAGGACGATTCAGTTCCTCGTGCACATTCTTGCCCTCAAAGGTTAATAACTTCAAGTAGTTAGCAATAGGCAGCTTAATGAAACGTTCCCCAGCAGAATACTCAGTTAAACTAACTTTATCAATGTCATCTCTGGATACTAGTAGCATTCAAATCCCCAATCATGCTTTGCATTTTATCTTTCCAAGCTTCTAACCTACGTAACTCTAATCTAGCGCGTACTTCAGCGAATACGTTCGACCAGTTACCATGATTACGTATTACCTTAACTGAATCGTACCAGATATTCTTTTCGCCCATCGAGTTACTACCCCATCTAAAGTCTGTCTCTTTCAGAGGCTGCAACATCCAGCATTCTTTACCTAGCGATCCAGCTAAATGCACGATAGAAGTATCTACGCTAATAATTAGATCCAGTCCATTAACTATCTCAGCAGATTCAGCCCATGAGCATGCATTCAACGCTATAACTCCACGTACAGCCTCAGCCTCGGGTCTAATGCTATACAGATCACCAAACTCAGCTAAATCCTGAAAATAATTACTGGTTACACTTCTATACTTATTATTACTGTGAGTATCCGAGCCAGCCCATTCAATACCAATCTTTAACCCATCACCAGCAAATTTCCTGGCAGAAAACATACCAACTAGCCAAGCATCGTCACTCGACCCAAAAATACCTGCCAAACTACAAATAGGTACGCTACACTCAGCATCTGGTACTTCTTGACAAGTATTATACTCGCTAAAGATAGTTTCCATTTCTTTAGGACACTGAACCCAAATCTCAGCAAAATAATCACGTAAACAATGAATATACCTGCCAAACATAAACTTGTCGCCCATTCCTTGTTCAGCTAAGACTACTATCGACTTGCCAGAACTAATACCATCCCAAGTCGTAATCGAGCGATCAATCTTCGTAGCACTAGAACGCTTAAACCTATACTCATACATCTTCCAAGCAGACGCAACATCCACTTCTTCTAAAGAGCAATGCTTACGCAGTAAAGCATTGGCATAGTTCCAAATAGAATCAAAGTGCAAAGGATTCTTTTCTAAAGCTGCGGTATAATATGCAATTGCAGCATCATCATTACCATATGTATACTCCAACAAACCTAAATTGCCTAAAGCATTGTCATACGCTCCAAATGTATTATCGCTAAAAGGAGTGTCTAAAGCGGAAGCTTTTAAATAGCACTTAATTGCTTCTGCATCATTTCCTAATAGACGATAGGAATTACCCATATTGAGGTAGCACTCCTTAAATCCATATTCTTTAATCTGACGTTTGTAAAATTGCAACGCTTTCTCTGGGTTACCTTTTTCTAGATACTTCGTTGCGCGGTTATAATTCTGCATGTTATATTTTATTAGAGATTAATCTTTCAATGAGATTTCCATAATTAGACCCCCCACCCTCGTTAATTTGTACATTTACCTGTGATTTAATCGAACTTCCTCGTAATTTCTCTAGCTGTAACTCCTTATCTAAAGTTTCCATAGTCATCTTGTGGCTAAGGGCTAAGATCTCAATAATATCCTTATTTGATCCTACACCGGCCTCGTCCATCTCCTGGAACTTCTTCGAGATAATAGCATCCATCGCTTTTCTAAGAGTAAAGCGATTATTGAAGCCCATATCGAAGAATACTTGGTCGACATACGCCTTGACCTCACGCCTGCCTAAGATTTGGCTAACGGTCTCCAGCGGAATATCTAATTGATCTGATACCTTTTGGGCATTCTGGATCGTAAGATACGCATTGGCTACTTCTAACGCTTCTGGCGAGATCTGTAGCACTTCTGCTGGATGGTGGGTGGCGAGTTGTTTGGTCATGCTTATGCCTTTTATTTTCTTTGTTGAGAATATTATAGCACTTTAGTATGGCGGGTACAAGTATAAATTTTTGGAGCTTTGGAAAATTAGTTTTACTGAATAAACTGGTTAAATTGATTGCGGTTTATTGGGCTAGATGCATGTTGGCACCGAAAGTTTTGTCAGGGTACTGCAGGTAATGGCACCGAAAGTTTTGTCAGGAATTTTGAAAATAGGCCGTGTGGTTGGGTCTTGGGTATATAGGGTAAACCCTAGTCCAATATCCCCCCTATAAGGGTTTACCCTACATAATAGTCAATCGGGGGGAAACCCTAACTAATAAGGGTTTCCCCTTATTAGTTATTCGTCGCGACTACACGCAAAATCGAACATTTCCTTGAACGTGTAGATCGCGTCGGCCAGCGCATCGCTGGCACGGCTGAAGGTTTGCAAGGCTGCAGCGCTGCGCACTAGGCCGCAGCTATCGTAGGCCGCAGCTTCGGCCGCAGCAAAGGCTACGCGGCACTCGGCAAGCTCGGCACGGGCTGCACGCAGGACATTGATTTTGTAGGCTGCTGACATGATAGACCTTTCGAGTCCGTTTGGGGTTTGCGTTTTGCTGCCCCATGGGTGAATTATATGCGATTTTGTAGGGGCTGTGCAAGCCCCTACAGGCTGAAGGGTTATGCCGTTGTGTCGTCCCTCTCGAGCCAAATGCTGACCCATGAAAACGATGCCCCATACGGCAGGGTTGTCGTGCCCTCTGGCAGCCGTGGGCCCTTATACTGGGCAACGTACAGCCAATCGCTTTGGGTCAGCGTCAGGCTAATGCGGTTGCATGGCACGCCTAGGATGGCAGCCGTGTCAGCGTGCCCAACAGCCGAAACAAATCGGCCGTTAAGGGTACGCGTAGGCTCGGCACAGGCCACCATGCGCAGCCGGGGCAGGTCGGCCTCAGCGACCATGTTGAGGGAAAATGCGTTAGCGATGAATGTTGCCATGATAGACCTTTCGGATCCGTGGGGGGTTTGCGTTTTGCTGCCCCGATGAATGAATTATAAAGGATGTTGCACCTGGTGTGCAACACCTATTTTCTGTAGGGTTATTCGGCCAGGTTTCGGGGTGATAGGCAAAGCCTATCACCACCAGGTACCCGATAGTTTTTAACTATCGGGTGCGCCAAAATTATACCATGGCATCGTACTCGCTGTCAATAGGTGTTTACCATACCATGCTAGCAGTAGGGATACCTGGACGCTCACTCTGCGCGTTAATCGTATAAACGATTTACACGCTTTCGCATGCCGCTCACTTTGAACGTTATCATTAGGGTAAACCCTAGACGCTCACTTTAGGCGATAATCGCACCTGGCTGAAAGACCCTACAGAAAATAGGGTCTTGACACTGCGCGCTGATTCATGGTATCATTCATTCATGAATACGAAACAACTTGCTGCTGTTGCTGCCGACCTTGCCAAGGTTGGTGTTCTGCGCTATACTACTCGCGAGGGTAATGGCTGCGTATGGGTAACATACGGGATACATAATGTATCCGTGTATTATTTCTTTAACTCCGATGATACTATCCGTAGTATCCAAGTCGATTAATAGGGGTATATTATGTCACGAATCAAAGACGTGCTTGAAAACTACGCTCATATGGACACCGAGCAACTGATCGCGGAATGCCGCGATTACTTCAAGGATACCTTCGGGTTTCGTCCGGAAACGTATCTGTCCGGCTCGAATTTCGAAACCCGGGCATACTATATCACGCTGATAATGGCGTGCGATGAGTATCTCATCAAAATGAGCGAAACCGGCGGTTTAGCCAGCGAAGGATGGAACGA